TCTCCCCTCTCTTCTCTTGCTCGTCTGCTCGAAAACAAGAATCCGATAACGATTTTAATAACACTCCCAAGGTGTGATAACCAAATAACTTTCCCATATCATTATAATCTAGAGATTAAACTTTGACAGCCCTTGCCTGAGTAATACTTATCGGCAAAACCATATACATAAAATATAATGGTCATTACAAGTATTACAACATTAGATTCCACCATTTCGTTGGTGGTAAAAACATTCCAGTATACAATATGAATAGCATTTATCCCAAATAGGTAGATGATCATCGGAATACGCCATCTGTAGCAGAGCCAAAAGAATCTGCTAGCAAGTATAAGCACAAGCGGATGGATGTAAACTGAGAAATAGATAAATGCTGCCGATACCCAATTCTCCTTAAACCATACGCACATTTCTTTTTCATGAGACGCAAATGTTACCATGCATGCAATATGAAAAAGCATGATAAACAGAGGCATCACTTCACAATAATACTTAAACCAAGTGAGTAGCTTTACGCTGTAGCCTCTACCTGCAAGGATAATGACGTTTATCATTTCGCTAACGTCCATGTCCTTAAACATTACTCTTGACAACTGTACAACACCGACTGATTGAACTAACCGATGGACTTCATCTTCTTCCTCTTTAGTCATAAATTCTTCTCCTTTTGTTTTATTATTTGTTCTTAGTTCCTCATTCTTAATAATAAGGAAAGTGCTGCAAAAATAAACAATTCTGCACAAAAATATTTATTTTGAGCAAAAATTTAAAGTTAAACTTTGCTAAAGTAACAATCTGAAAGTAGATGGTTGCAAAAATAGCGTTAGAACGGCTTCCTTACCAAATTCTAACGCTATTAGTGTTTATCCTATCACAACCTCAAGGCTCTCCATATCAGCGAACTTCAAGCCGCAATCTTTCGCTGCCTTGAACAGCTCCTTCTCGTCAACGTCCTCGATGGCTACCTCTACCTCGGCATTGGCAAGGTCTGAGAAGTACTTCTCTGTCTTCTGCTTCTGATTAAAAAAGTACTGATTGACCTCCGCAAACTTGGCTGAATCGTCCTTGTTATATTCGTAGCCCTCATCGGCGTGCTTCTGCTCTAGCTGCTGGCACTCCTGAAGCTTGCGCTGCATCTCCTCGAACTTATCGTCCTTCAAGCTCTGCTGCGCTTCCTCCACATCCTTGTCGTAGGTATCGGCTACTTGGCGCAGTGCCTTCATATTCTTCCAAACTCGCATGGCGGCATCATCACTCATAGATGATGTCTTCAATGCCTTCAATGTTCTGTAGGCTGCAACAGCCTCGATTGTCTTAATCTTTTTCATAATTGTTTCTTTATTTTTATGTTATACAATATTCTTCGCCAGATTGCCATAGCAGAATACCTTTCCTATTAACAGTGCAAAGTTAAGAAAATAATTCCGAATAGCAATGCAGGAGGAGCAAAATTTACGAATTTAATCAGCTTCCCCACGTTGGGTAATCACTAGGTCGCAACGTGTCTGCTTTCTCGGTGAGAACGTAAACCACAAATACGTTTCTAGCACATTTATTATATTAAGAACATCTACGTTTTAATGCATAATATAAATACCTCCTGGAGGAACTTGTTTCCATCCACCATCTATATTAATTTCAAAAGATAATTGACACATTTGTCCATAATAACCTCCTTCATAAACATTATCAAATCTTATATATACTTCAATATAATCTGTTCTATCACCTTCAGGAATAGTTACAGAACCTGTATTTTGACCAGAGCTATTAGATACATAACCTCTTCCGTATGTTGTCTTATTATTACCATACTTACAAACGCTTCTAAATATACCATCATTAATTGTAAATGTAACATCAGGAAGTTTATATATTCTAGCTTTACAAATACAAGTAGCACCAACTAATTCTCTCAACGATGAGAAATCAACAAAACCACTAGAACCACTTTTAATACTTTCCATATTAATTTGTCTAAGATAATATTTAAAACTAATAGCACCCGGAGGAGATATAAAAATTATTTTTGTATCATCATATAAAGTTGCATTACGAGTATATGCTAAAAAAGGTACAATAGTAACATCTTTATCATTACCTATATCAAAAGTTATTTCTCTACCAGCATATATATAATCTGTTGGTTTTTTGCAATTGCCAACATAATAATTTTTATAAATCTTATCAGTATTATTATATGGTGAATCATAACAAATTTGAATCCAAAAAGACCAAGCTAAATACAAATCGGTAATTATATCTTCCATAGTAACATTTGTATTATCATCCACATTTGTATTCTTATATAGAACACAATTAAATTTAGGAGTTGAAGAATGATAAATTTCAACATTAAATAACGTAGGAATAGAAGATTTGAACATATTACTTATTGCTTTACTATTATAGTTTCTAAAATCACCTAATCTATAAGGAGAATTAGCACCACCTTTTGGAAAATGTTTTCCTGAAGCATATACAGTATGCGAATTAGCACTTGCATCTTTATCAATACCTCTAACTCCATATACATTATCAATATAAAGATATTTACATGCTTCAATAGCAAAACCTTCTCCTCCATAATTATTACGTAAGTTCTGATAAGTATCCATAGGTATATTCATACCACAACGAACAACACAAGTATATTTACTATATGAAGATGTTACTATTTCCTCAGAGTCTTCTCTAATAGGATATTCTTTAAATTCACCTTTACAACTAATAGGTTTATACTTACTCCATATATTTATATTTTCACTCTTACAAAGAGTAGCAAGGTCATTGCTACTCTCTCCAAGAGCTTGTTTAACATCATCAATGCTAACAGGAGCACTAATAATTCCACTATCACTATTGTAAGACATAATCTTTATTTTTTAAATATTCAACTTCAGTTCCTTATTCTGTTACAACTTCTTTAGTAACAACTCGCTCTACTGTTACATTGAACACTTTCGCAAGTCATAACATAAATCGTTCCATACGCTTAATCTTTAGAACTTAAAACACTAGGCAAGGCAGCTCTATAAGAGCCACCCTGCGTTAGTACTCACGATACCTACTCTGCTGCCTCGCTTGCAATATTAGCGGCGATAGCGGAATTGACCTCCTTAATCAATGCTGATACCTCACTGAGCTTGCTCTGCGGAACACCGCTGATGTTGTAGGTCAGCTCGCTGCCGTTGGAGCTTGCGTTCGCATTGCCGAGATAATTACCATTTGGGTCACCATAGATACTCATATTGATGCTCTCAATGTTGCCACCCGTCTTGTCAACATTGTAGGTGATTTCTACCCGATAGCCGCCCTTGGTGTAAGTGGCTGTTGTCTGTTCACTCTTCTTGTTAATCTTTAAATTCTCCATTTTCTAATCTAATTTAATGAATTAATATTCTTGTTATCTAATCTCTTCTTGTTGCAGTCTTCCTTATCTCCACTCAATCGCTGAACCTCTGATTCGAGGAAGACCACCCGAGCCTTCAACCTGCTGACCTCATCGCCCACCTGCTCGATAGCACCGAATGCCGTTGCAATCAGCTTCGGAGACCAGTAGTTTATCTTGTAGTAGCCCTTCTCGTCCGTCTCCACGATGTCCTTTAAGTGAGGGTTGCACAAGACGTGCTGGGCAATCCAACCGATAGACCTTGTGTTGTCCTTCTTCCAAGCGAAGCCGAACGTGCCACCCATCGCCTTGATGATGCCGAAGTAGTCCAGCTTCCGCAAATCCTTCTTCAAACGGATGTCAGAAGATTGATAAGCTGTAACTCCACCTTTAGCAAGAATACTATTAGGGAAGTAAGTATTCATATTATAATCGAAATTATATATATGACCTGTATGACCCATAAATCTATCAATAGGAAATGAATACTTAGTAAAAGAAAATATTCGTATTTTTTGTATTATAGCATTACGTAAACCAGTAATATTTTGGTCATGTGCAAATTTAAATCTAATATATCTTCTATTATTATTTCCTATAGGAAAACCTTGATTACCATTAGATAGATTTATATAATTAACTTGATTCCATCCGACCATATGTTTAGTAAAAGTTTCCGTTACAACACCACTACTATTTAAATATTCTACAGTACAAATAATATCAATACCATTTGATATATCAACACTAGCAAAATAAATTTGAGAATAGCAATTATTAGGAACATTAAATGTAAACATTAGTTGGTTCTTTTTTATTTGAGCTAGTTTCTCAGTATCATTATTACCAGTAATAACATTATTACCTAAATAAATTTGATTTAAACCTGTAACATTAGCATATAGTTTAAATTTATTATCATTTGACATTTCATATTTAGTCCAATTAGTACCATTATCATTAGAGTAGTGTATATCTACATTACTAATAGGTATACTATCAGTAATAGCAGTAATTCCAGAACATAAAGCATCAGCTGAAACATAACAACTAGTTCCTTTATTATTAAATTCATAATTTGCAGGTAGTATACCTTTATTAGATATTAATCCATTAACTGATAAATTACCATTAATAGTAGCAGCACCTGAATAAATATTTTTAAAATAAGCATTACCGTCTTGTCTTATAGACCAAAGACTAGAATTAGTTTGACTACATATATCTTGAGTACATACCCAACCAGAATTATTAGCATTACCTAAATATAAATTACCGCCACTACCTCCAATTCTAGCTCCACTATCAGGAGTTATAGTTGTAATACCTGCAAGTCTAAGTGTACCATTACTTTGTGCACTATTAGCATTAAACACAGAACCATCAGCTATACCAAGATAAATAGTTTTATTAGAATGAGTATATTTAAGACCAGCCCATTTATTCCAATCCCAAGCAGTTTCACCAAAACGAATAGCATTACCAGTATTAAATATTACTTGGTCGTCTATAGCTGATATACGAGCATTAGAACTTATATCACTATTTAATCGTATAGCTCCATTACTAGAGTTACTATTATTTATGTATATTGTTCCATTAACATTACCAGTACCATCAAAACTTTGCCCCCAAATAGTTCTTGCTGTTGCAAGCTTAGATGCAGAAGCTACATTATCAGAAATTAACGCTAATGTACCATTATGCGATGGCAAATAAACTGAATTTCCATAATTACCAGTAGTTTGTAATCTAGTAGAAAAATCATATTTACCGCTATTATCATTATGAAAGTCAATATATTTACCTACTTCCATTACTCCATCGTTTTCTATACTAGGTATATGTCCATAGGGTGCAACATTACTGCCATTAACATGATAACCATCTACTGTATCAGCATTTCCAGCACTACTAGCGTAGCCATTATGCAAAGCATTATATAAACTATTTGCACCTTTTTGACTAAGACTAGTACCAGTAGAAGTACCACTATAACTATCAGTAATTCCTCTCCAAGTATTTTGCCAAGTAGTAGAAACACCATTGATAGTAATAGTTTGACCACTTACAGAACCAGTAACAAAGTTTTTATCATTAGTAAGTTGACTAAGTTTAGTAAGATTACCTGTATGATAAACTTTATCTTCACCATTACATTTTCCAGTAGTTATAACTACATTGTTGCTAAAATATAACTCTCCATTTACTGCACGAATACCATCATAGTTACCGTTACTTCTATAAAATAGAATAGCTTCAACAGGGGAATCAGATACATCATTAGTATAAATGCTATTAACTCCAATAATATCGGAATTTCTCATATTTATACCCCATAGACCAGCAAGATAATATCTATCATGAGCCATAGTAAGAACACTAACATCTTGATGACTAGTAAGATAACCTTGACTTTTAACCCAAGATTGCGTAGCATACCCATTAAGAGATTGATGACTAGTAAGATACGTTCCTAAATCTACAGCAGTTCCACCAGTAGCTGCAATAGTTTTAGTAACACCGTTAATCTTAACACTATGTGTATGACTAGTAGAAGACTTACCATTAGCAATATTATCAACTTGACCTTTAGTATAATAATTAGCTAAACTTTGATGACTAGTCAAGAACGTAGTTCCCTTTGTCACGATGATAGTCGTTCCGCTCTTACTGATGGCTGTCACTGCGTTTCCACTACCGCTAACACTAACGTCCATAGCCGAGCCTCCTTCTAGGCTGGAGATACGAGAATCAAGAGCCTTGATGGAGTAGGCAGAGGCAATCTCACTCAGCGATTCTGATGTAAGCTTCAAGGCACTTGAATAACTCTTCACACTGCCGTTCAAGCCGCCACCACCGCCCGTGGTAGATGCTCCTGCTCCGTATGCCGTGATACCGCCTGTAGCATAGAGATTACCATCAATCTTGATAGCCTTGTTTGTGGAATCATACGTGAGCTTAATGCCATGGAAGGAGATTGCGCCCTCGAAGGTAGCATCGCCCGATACGCCAAGTTTGGAGAATGGAGCGTTTGGCTTCAGTGATACAAGGTCGGCAACGCTCGTTCCTGCACTTCCTTCCTTCCAAGTTGGTTCAAAGAAGGTGAGGTATGCGCCAAGATTCTTCTCACTGATGATAAACGATGTCGGGTCAGCGTGAACCTTACCATCCGTTCCCCACCAGATTGCGCCATTAGCCATATAGCCGGAACCATCAAAACGGACGAGAGAGGTAGCTGCCTGTTTTGAATAATCTTCCTTCTTATCGAAGCCAACCACCTCACCATCGTTCATATATCCACCCCACCAGGTAGCAATGCCGTTTCCTTTCGCCGTCTTGTCAATAACACCATTAATTCCACTCTCCACCCGCTTGGTCTCATGGTCACGCAGGGCGATGAGAGAGGTAAGAATCAATCCGCCATTGATTTCCGTCTCCACACCATCGGCAAGCACTTTTTTCAGATATTGATAGGTAGACACATCACCGATGACTACACCGAGGTCGCCATATATCTTCCTAGTGATATATGCGTTTGCCAAACCCAGCTTGTCATAGAAGGCAGAATATGCGCTTTGGAAGTTGGTGAACTTCGTTCCCACGGCTGAGACGATAGTAGCCTTGCCGTTGGTATCAGCCTTATTGTAATTTGTAGATATATCTGAGAGATACGTAACGAGTTCCGTTTTGGCACTCGTGAGGGTAGCAAAAGCGGTGTTGAGGTCGGTGAGTTCCTTGGTGTCCTTCAGTACCTCTGCGTTCTTCACCTCATTGTATGACTTCTGTGCTGCCGCAAAATCATCTTCAAGTCGCTTAGAATCCTGCGCCATTGCCGCAATCTCGGAAGGCTCTAGGTAGCCATCGGTAACATAATTATCGAATTCCTTCTTATTATCAGTGACCGTCTTTCCGAGGTTCTTAATGTCCGTCTGTGCGGTCTGTGCCGCCTTCTGAGCATCTTCTGCTGCCTTTTTGGCTGCGTTGGCAACGGTATCATCGGTGTATTTAGATGCTTTAATCCAATCACCGATGGCGAACTGAGAACCTGCCGCTTTGTTGGTCTGACAGCGCAATACCTCATTCTTGTAGGTACTGCCGTCAGAAGGATAAGTGGCATTAACCCATATATCGCCAACCTGATAAGGTGTCGTAGGCTGAACGCTGAACACCTTCATTTTCCCGTTTGCGGTCTCCTGTGCCATTCTTGCATCGGAAAGGGCTTTGGCGATGTCGGTATCTGTAATGATAGTCCACTTATAGGTGTTGCTATCCTTGGCAAAGCGGTATGCCTTGCCCGTCTTGTTGTCGTAGTAAAGGTCGCCAAGATGGATTTCTTTATCCTTATCGGTCTTCCAACTGATGGCTGGGGCATTCTCCAAGGTAGGAACACCATCATAGAACCACGTTTCGATAGCACCATCCACCTGATTCTGCAATTCGCCAATCTTCTTGAAATACTGAGACAATTCCTTGCCATCCACAGTGGATTTAGCGGAAATCTTAGCCTTAACAGACATTTGCTTAGTGCTGCTATCATATCTGATATAAGAGCTGCCCTCATAGCCATTCTCCTTTGTAGGTCTATCGCCTACATACATATCACCATAGACGTTGAAGAATGCCTTGTTATTCTGCTTATTCACACCATATTCCACGTACTCCCTATTGGCAAAGGAATAGCTGTTGATGCCGTGATAGAGGCTGATGGATGGCGAATAGGTATCTACCGCCGAGAAGATAAGGCAGTTCTGACGTTCTACATCGGTTCTATTACCGCACTGGTTGAGCACATCACCTTTAGCAGGTACATCGCTTGTCGTAGCGCAATCGGTATCGGAGAGGTCGATATAATGATACTTCTTTCCTTCCAACTCTACAGGTTCCTCGTCACGACCGATTGCCAATCGCCAATAGAAGTGATTGCCAACCTTATGATAAGTGCCCTTGCGAACATTGAATGATTCCGAGCGCACTTGGTCGTTAATCGCGAAGTCGTTATCTACCGCATCACCATCCTGCTCTGCTAAGAAATAGCAACGATAAGCCTTCTGTGACACATTATTATATGTCACAGTAACCTCTTCTACCTTATGAGCCACCACGCCACCAGTAGGAGAGATTATCTCCTTACCACCGATGGTGGATGTTTTATTGATGACCAGCTCCTCGAAGATAGCCTTCATTCTTACCTCCAAGTAATCTGTGATGAGGTGCGAACGACCTTCTGCGTCTGGAGTCCACGAGCCTCCACCGACAAGCAATCCCTGCAAGAACTTCTGCACCTTTTCCCAAGTGATAGTTCCTTTTGCGGTGTCATCGTTTATCTTTGAGATGAAGTGCTTACTTCCCTCTGTCGCAACCTGATTCTTGACCTGTGTAGTTGTCAAGCCTGCACCTGTTCCGCCATTTCCACTTTGGAGCGACGATATCTGTTGCTGAATTTTCTGGATAGTTCCAACCTCCTTATCCTCACGAAGAGTTATATCGTAGGTAGGAATCTTACCATCTTCTTCCTTGATTGTGAGCTGATCTATGGATATTACACCGCCAATTCTGAGGTCAGTATCCTCAAACTCCATCAAGTCTCCGGCTTTGAGCGTATCATGAAGACTCTTGATAACTCCTGTAGTATCCTTTTCAGCAAGATCATGCTGCCTTGCCATGAAAATCTCATCAACCTTAGGCTGATAGACGTACCTTGTGTAGTCGTTCTTGTCAATGAATGCTATGGCGTATTTAAGGAGCTTCAGAGACGCAGCATTGACATACGAATCAGGAAGTGTGATGCCGGTAAGAACGAAATGGTCGCCTTTCTTGATAGGGTAGTCCTTGTATGGAAACCAAAGCTCAAGAGCGTCGTCCTTTACTCTTTCAATAGTAAGCCTCCATCTTCCATCAATCTTGGTTGAGGATGCTACCTTGAATGTTCGTCCGCCACACATACCATCCTTCATCGAGATGGAGAAGTCGTCATCCTTTAAGTCGTTGATATCAAAATCGATAGCCTTTTTAAGATAGATATCAACATTCTTTACGGTTTCATTATCGCCAAATCTTCCGTCATCATCAGGAGCCACACCCTCATCAATCTCATCAACACGTACGCCACCGATTTCCATCTCCTCGATAGTAGGGTAGATTTCAATAACTCCATTTGTCTTATCATCTGTTTCAAAGAACTGCGATGCAGAACGAAGACCAATCTGCTCGATGTTGATAGAATCGATGTATGGCCTGTGCGGATCTGTGGAGAATTTATGCTGTCTCCCGGTAGGATTCACGTACTTCTTCTCTTTATCCGTGAGTGTGTTATAGAAATCACTCAGCGATACATGAGGGAATCCAGGCAACATAAGTCTGTTGATGGACATGTTGTTCGGAAGATTCTTTGCGTACTCCTTCATGGACGGAGGAACATTTTTCTTGTTGAGGCCCGATGTGATATACATCTTTGTGTTTCCGGCCTCGACCTGCGCAATAAACGCATCAAGCTTCTCCTTTGACTCCTCATCTCCGGTGTCAGTCTGTGTTCCCTTCAGCTCAGAATAGAATCTACATTTTTTAGAGCCGTATCCCTGTGTTACATAACCGGTAATCTCAGTCTTGAAATCAAATGTAACCTTAAGTACCCAACCGGAAGACTGCTCGCCAGTTTCTGGAGAAACAATATACTTTCTCGGATTCTTGAAATATGTCTCTATATAATCGAGGTCCAGTTCAAGTTCAACATTCGTGCTGGCCCCGACGACTTTCGTGATGTTCGCCACGTACTTGACACCTAGGTCCGCATAGTAGTGAGAAGGAAGATTCTTCTCGGAACCATAAGCTCTCAATCTCGTAACGACACTCTGGTCGGAATCAGCGTTCTGAACAATCTCATATAATCCATTACCGAGGCCATACTTGAAGATATGGTTTGCCTGTATTCCGGTAGTACCGACATAGATGTTTCTTCCTCTGACGATGAAGTTTATGTCCCACTTCTCGTTTACAAGCGCAAGGGCTTGCCAACAGGTCTGCGAATCCACTGTAATGGACATCGATTCGATGACGTTATCGTCGGTTTTCTCACCATAAACCGACAACCACTCACTTTCAAGGGCTCCACGCTGCACGGAACGGTCCTTGTTTCTGGAGTAAATCTTCCAAAGACCTGCACCAATCTGCTCGTTTAAGCATGCCTGGATTCTGTCTAGCAAATCATCCAAAGTCTGTACATAGAATGGGAATTTCGGCAGGGAAGTGTAGTGAAGCTCGTTATCGTTCAATACCACATCGAGGAACTCTGCCCTGGCAAGCTCATCCTGCAATGCGTTGAACTTTACGCTGTCATACACGAAGCCCTCACCGTAGGTGTCAGGTCTTGCCTGCTTATCTTTGCCCGGCTCGTAGTTGAGCTCGAATCGCTCGCCACGATAGACAATATAGTCGCCTATCTGAAAGTTGATAGGCACTTCATGCTTGAAGTTGATAGTCAAAAAGCACTCACCCATCCAGGAATCAGAGTACTCCAATCCATGAACGGTTATCTGCTCTCCGTTAACGTCTGTCAGCTTCGAGCCATCCTTATGATAAATATTCCAAACGCTCATCTGTATGCTATACTAAATTTGAAATATTGCCCTGTGTATCCTTAATCGGCTTAATATCAGTAACAGGGTCGTTAAACTTGAAAGTAATAGAGAGGACTAGCAAGTCCTCGTTATCCGGATCCCTATATAGGTTTGGATCAATATCCTTAAGTCTTACATGCTGTCTTCCGATTCTATTGAAGTCGCAATACATCTTCATCATGCCTGACTTGCGGATGTAATCAATAAAAGCCTTACATTTCTCGTTAGCGCCGAAAGCCTCGCCGTGGAACATAAACTTAACCTTATTCTCGTAGGCTGCCATATAGAGTCCATCCTTTCCGATATATTCGTCATCACCATGCTCATCGTGCCACTCCCTTTTCGGTGGTTCCTTGACAGAATCACAAGGCTTGAACGGACTCTCGCTAACGTACATACCGAAGTCGGCGATGGAGTCCTTCACCTCGTTCCCATCGCCTTCCTTCTGCATGTATATCCTGAAATAATCTTTCATACCTTAAATCAACTTTTTATAATTGCAAATATACAAAATAATACATAAATATGCAAGTAATATGCGCATAAATATGCATTAATTGAACTTAAAGTCGTGTCTATCCCTGATATTGACTGGTCCGGTAGCTTTCACGACTGTTCCTCCGTATTGGTAGACGAAGCACTTTGCGGTATCTTCGCATTCAACATGAAGCTCTGCACCATCTAACAGATTGACAAACACCCTGGAGAATCCCTTAACCTTCAGGTAAAGTGAAGAGTTGTGTCTTACGTATATCTCTCCACTGTCCATCCAGTCATAGCTGATATTTGCTACACACTCTCCATTGAGGATGACAACCTTCGGATTTTGCAGGTCAACGTTCTCGTCAACATAAACACCATGATCGTGAATGACATCACCAAAGTACTTCTTCATATCTTTGGTCGAAGGCCAGTTCTTCCCGATACAGAAGTCGATACCCTTAACAAACTTCTCGACCATCTCATGCTTGGATGAGTTGTCGTGCCACTCGGCGGTCCACTGAGCACAAAGACCCAGTGAAACCGCCTCGTTCTTCATTCTGTCTGATAAATTTCTTTTTTCAAACATAGCTTTTACTTTTAGTTAATCCTTATACTTCTTGCGCCAGTCTCCTTAGTGATTGAGCGCATCCAGCTGTATATCTCGTCAAGTCTACCGTTTCTGTACTCAGCAAGCGTAACGAGTTGATTTATAGATGTAAGCTGAGACCTTGCGATTACGCTTATATCAGGTAGAACAGATTTAGTTAATTCCGTCAGCTGCTTGAGATTCGCATTGTCTTCTGCACAATATAATCTGATGGAATTAAGGTACGATGCGAGAAGGCCGATTTCTTCCTCATTAATGCCCTTAATCGAATTGGTCAAAGAGGAACTTCCGTTTTCTCTCAAATCAAGTCCCTTTTCCTTTAGAGCATCGAAGATACCGGTTAACTGAGGAACTACATTTTCGCCAACTTGGTAGAGCTTGTCCGCAAAATCGTCCATGTCGGTCTCATCAAGTTTACCCTTTTCATCAAGGATACCTGTAAGCCATTCGAGAGGTTTTTCAAGTGCCTTCTCCATGATTTTCTGAGATACAATATTCTTCGTAACTTCGCGAACCATTTCCTTGACCTTATTCTTGTAAGCCTCAACCGCATCTTCCCCCTTAGTCCATGCGCTCACAACAGTATCAGTCAGCTGATTTCCCCAGCTCTTCATATCGATAGAGTAAACGTCTTTCAGAAAGTCCTGTGCGAACGTCTTAATCTGCAACTGCATCTCCTTGATTTGCTGATCGTAGTCGGCAATCTTATCCTTGTCCGTCTTTTTCTTGTCCTCCTCAGCTTGTCTCTGCTTCCTCAATTCGTCTTCCTGAGCGTGGAGTAGGGCGAGCTGATCTGCGTATGCGGAAGGATTCGTCTCTGTCTTCATCACAGCATCGTAGGTCTCCTTGCTGTAGTGACTGAAGTTGCGTCCTCCAAAGAAATTCTTTCCAAAATCGGTCTTAGAGAAGGCATCCCAAGCCTTATAGTCATTCTTGACATCGTTGAGCTTTTTATTCGCATCAGAAGACCTATCGTAAGAATAGATTCCACCGAGTGTCTTTTCAATAACGGAACTGATATTGCTGGACAGGTTCTTCAGCTCATTCAGCTGTCTCTCTGCAAGCTTTATCTGTCTGTCGAGCTTGGCGTCGTGAGCCTTAGCAAAGGCTTTGATAGGAGAGGTAAATATGCCCGTGACACCTGCAAGGATTCCACCAACGTTGCCGGACTCTGCGCTTGTTACCACCTTTGACAGTGAACTTGACATGCCGGAGAATGTCTCGAAGAACGCAGAAGCGTCCTGCCATCCATCAGACTCAGTGTCAGCTCCGAGAAGGGAAGCTGTCTCTTTGATGTCATTGAATGCTTCACTCATTCCCTGTACATTCTGGTCGATAATACTTACTACGTTAGCAAACTTATCAAGAGACTCCTTTGCTTTTGTTCCATCCTTAAACAGAATCTCAGCAGCTTTCATAATAGCCTTTCCGCTGGCAATCATGCTGTCACCACGCCCGATCAAGTTTTCGTCTCCCATTTTGAGACCAAGTTCACGAACCTTCTTTCCTTCAGCAATTTTACTTGCTGCGATGGTCATCTGCTCGCTGGCATCAGAAATCTTCTGCACGGCCATTCCCTTCAGACCACCATTGAGGAATGTCTTTCTTGGGTTCGTCAGCTTCGATAACTGCTCATCAAGCTGCTTGATTTCCTTGGCGTACTCTCTAGCATCAATGGCTCCGCTTTGTAGAGCCTCATTGATATTCTGCCTGATTCTTGCTTCGATAGTCTGAGCCTTATCCATACCGAGAGCCACGATGGCTCCGTAGAAGTTGAGATAATCAGAAGAGTTCTTGAACTTGTCAAGTTTAACCTGACCAATCTCCTTGTCTCTCTGAATCTCATATCTCGCCTTGATACCAGGATCATTCGTCTTGCTGATAAGCTCGTTGTATCTCTCCCTTATCTTCAAGATTTTATCCTCATAATCTTCTGTCTTCTCGATGATGTCGGCGGCATCCTGCAAAGACTTAACGTAATTACCACGGAGTAGTTCTGTAATCTTCTTCCACTCTTCGTACTGATTTGGCAGCTTAAGCTTTTCTTTAGCTTCACCATCCGTCATATTGAGAGAGTTCTGAAGATTAAATATCTCATGGTAGTTAGCGTAATACTCGTCCATAAGAGATTTAGTCTTGTCATCCATCTGAAAAGCGTCAACCCATGCGGACTCAGCAAAGAACTTGCTGCCTGTCTTTTCGAGAAGACTCTTGTACAAATCCCAACGTTCTGACAGCTTGTTCATGGACTCATTGAAGTCAGCTGCCTTTCTCTCGTACTCCTTCTTGTCTTTCTCATCGAAGAGCCACTCAGCAACCTCGCGATAGATAGAAGTTTGGAACTTCTTTCTCTCGGTGGTATTTATACTGAATCCTTCAAGGAGAGAATGGACAGCCTTCTGATAGTCGTCAAGATTAAGACCGGTAACCTCTGGGAAGAGATTATAAGTCTTCTTCTTTGCCTCTTCATCAGACATTATGCTCTTGTACTTCTGGTACATCTGCCTTGCCGACTTAAGACTGCTTAGATGCTCCTGTAAACGCTTGAGCTCTATATCTTCTTTGCGACCTGAATTCCTGTTTCTTCCTTTCGGAACCTTATTGGACTTTTTGTCTTGCGGATAGAATTTATAGCCGAGACCTTCCCATGCCGCCTGATTCAAGCTATTGTAGCTTTCCCAAGCCTCATCTCGAAGTGCCTTAGATATCTTGCCGCGTTTAAACTTGTTCTCGCGGTTCTTATACTCGTTGTACCTGTTCTGCAACTCTGTTTGCAGGTTATTATCCGTATTGTAGTCGGAAGTTTCGTCAAGATAAGAATCGAGCATAGTCGCCTGTGCTTCTACCCTCGCTTTACTCTTTCCTGTCTTTGATAAATTTCTGCGGACTCTTTGCTGCATAGGCGTCTTTGGTTTCTCGACCTTGCCGCCACCTGCTTTCTTTGGCTGTTTTGCACCAGCCTCCTGATAGAAGATAGACTTCAAGTACTCACGAATCTGAGGAACATTCACCTTGCACGCATCGAGCATTCTTTCTATCATGCTCGCAAAACGTGAAGAGTTCTTATTGCACCACTTAGAGAAATCTACGCCGAACAGGTTGAAGGACTTCTTAAGGAAGTTAATGATTCTAGGAATATTCTTCTTAGCGATATCATTTATCTGATCACTAACCTTGTTTGCCCTTATTCCTATTTTGTAAATGCTATTTGCAATATCATTGCTTCCGTTACTTGACTTCAAAACGAAAGAATCCCAATTTGCGCCTCCTCTTTCTGCAAGAATACGAATCTTCTCATCGAGAGACATGGCTCTTTCCTCTGGCTTCAGGAACTGATTAGCAACGCTATCCATTCTCGACTTTGTATCTTCGTCAAGTCCAGATAAAAGCGTCTGGTACTTGATAACCGCCTCGTTGAGGTCTTCGACAGCATCCTCCATCGTGTCTGCAAAAGGATTACCGGAACCCCAACCACCTGAAGCTCCAAGTGCTCCAGCAACAACATCCGAGTCGTTTGCTTCCTGCTGTGAGTTGTCACGAGCGGCAACTATTCCCTTATTGAGAATATCATACTGCTCGTTAAGATTCTTCGCCCTTGTAATCTGATCTTCTATTGTCTGTGTGTAATCTCCGCTGTTTCGAAGAAGCTCTTTCATTGAGTTTACTCGCTGTTGTAAGTCCGCGCTGTTTGCCGGCTTCTCATTTGCGAGCTCATCCTCGTAGTTTTTCTTCTTGTTGTATGCAGAATCCCTGAACCCCTTCGCATTCTCAGAAATTCTATCCATATCACTGCTGTAGCTTGAGAATGTCTGAACAGCTAGACCGATTGCAAGTCCCCACCAGCCGCCAAGCATCGTAAAGAGAGACTTAATTCCTCCACCTATCTTAGAGATACCCATATTCATTACGGCGGCAAATCGTGTTCCTCCGAGTATAATCTGCTCCTGTCTTGCTGTAATCTGCCCCATCACGGCAAGCTGTCTGATAAGTTCTTTTGTAACAAGACCTTCCTTGACAGCTTTCTGCATCTGAAGAACAGACATCTTCCCTTCAAGTGCAAGACGAGACATAGCATTCGCCCTTGAAGCGGTATCAGACAGCAAGTATGCCCTTGCCTGTACATTCTGCAACGCCTTCTGTTGAGTAATCTTACCTTCTGTGACAAGTTGCTGCTGTTCGATAGCGTAAGTCCTCAGCTGAGCATTCATCTGCTGAGTGTAGTTCTTGTTTATTGAGCCCAATCCGAGCTTACTGTAAGCCATCAGTCCAAGTTTCCTTGCAGCAAATATAGCTCCGAAAGAAAGCATAGCAGGGGATAGTTTATCAAGAGCTAATACTAAGTCTGTTACTCGGTTGATAATAAACGAGAACGTACCGCCTATGACATTCTTTCCTTCTGCAAATTTACCGAGCATAATATCCCACGCGTCGATAAGCTTATTCCAGCGACCAAGCAGTGTTTCGGACAACACGAGCTGCATATTGTAGAACTGGCCACCCTCATCAGTCATTTTCCACAGTACCTTCTGAACATCCTCGAAGCTTACCTGTCTTCCGGAAATCATCTTCTTGACGTCTGCTTGGGTGTAATTCTTGCGCCCGTTCTTGCCTTCAGAATTATATAATTCCGTTATCTTCTGCAAGAGTGGGAGTCCTGCGTAAGCAAACTGGCGCAACTCCTTACCATCGAGCCAAGAACGAGCCTTTACCTGGCCGAATGCCAAACCCAATCGTCCGAAGTCTACACCAAGACCAGATGCAATATCCGCAAGTCGCTTTGTGGTATCATACAAGTCATTTGCCTCGACTCCAAATGCAGCCAGCTGCTTGACATCTCGGTTCAGCTCTCCAAACTTGAATGGAGACTGCAACGCAAGCTGCTGTGTCTGAGCGAACAGCTCGTCAGCCTTCTGTACATCACCAAGGATGGAGCGTAACGCAACATGCTGCTGAACAATCTCACCACCGGTCTGTACGATTGAATTAAAGAATTGCTGTGCGCCAAAGACAATACCTCCCTGTAAGAAGAGAGACTTGATATCTCCGACTATGGATTGCATCTTCTTCGCTTCAGCGTTTGCTCCGGCGAATGCTGCTGCGAGATCGTTTCGTGCCTTTGCGGCAGACTGAGCAATCTCCTGCTGACGTTTCTGTTCTAGTTCAATACCGCGCTGCGCCTCTCGATTAGCTTCTCTTTGAGCATCAGCAATTCTATTTGCAAGCTGAACCTCCCGTTGGTCGCCAACGTTTGTAATTAATCCAAGTGCTGTAGAATCTCTGCTTCCAAGCCTTTGTAATATTGACTTTAGATAATTGAATTGATTTTCAATATCTTTTATTTTAGTCTCAATCTGAGTTGTATCTACCTGTAACTTAACGGAATTTCCATACTCCTTGCGAAGCCTTACCAACACGTCATCGAGCCTTTCCATTCTTCGAGTAGAAATTTCTATCTCTCTTTGGCGTTGTCTTTCTGCCGCAGCGTCGTCACGCTTTGCTTTGGCGGCATCTCTTGTAGCCTGAGCTTCTGCTTTCCTGTTAGCTTTATCTTGTGCAGAGTTTAAATCCCTTTGTGCCTGGGTAGCATTTGCAAGGCTTGATGAAAGTCTGTTCACTTCCTCCGCATACGACGAATAGGAAGGCCTACCACCCTTACCCATAAGGGCAATATTGGCATCCTCTATTCTTCTTTTGAGCTCGGTTGCTTCCGAAAGAGCTTTTTCTAAAGCACTTGTATTTACTCCAAGCTCTAGGCCTCTCATGCCGGCGCGTTCGCCTCTACCAATTACAAGCGACATCTTAGCATAGAGCCTAGACATTCTTTCAGTATCGGCTTCTATGCGTCTGGCTTCGGCGGCAGATTGTCTCTTCCTTTCATCAGAGGCTTGCTTTTCTGCCTTTCTCTTGGCCTCCTGCAATGCCATGTAGCGCTTTGCATAATCAGACAAAGCTTTAAGTTCCGCATCATTATCCTTGGCGCTCAACTTTGAAGCTGCCGCAAACTCTCTCTCCTGCGCAATGACTTTCCCCTTCTCTCGTCCGTATGCCTGTGTTGCGGCGGCGGCTTTCGTCATTTCTACAGCAACATCGGAAAGAAGGTTCTTCATCTGCGCAGCATCGGTGAGGATAGATTTGTTTCCAGATGCCGCCTGCAATCTGGCAAGTATCTTGTCAAGCTCGGTAATACTTCCACCAAGCATGTTAGTATTGAAACCCTTCAAGGCTCCCTCTGCCATAAGGTCTCGCATCCTAGCGAGCTTTTCGGTTACTCTTGCAATGTCAGCTTCAACCTTTGCTGCTCCACCGGAAAAGGCAGAAAGAGGGTTCTCCTTTTTAAACTGATCAGTAATCTGCTTTACATCACGGAATGTCATTTGAAGAACCTTGGCATAATCCTGCAAAACCTTTGCGCTATCTACGCCGCCACCTCCGCCGCCTTGTGCTTTATTCTGCAATCTGAAAAGCTGATTATTGATATTCTCAAGCATCAGCTCGGCTTCCCTAAGTTTCGAGGTATCAACATTAGGATTCAGTGAGCGTAGCTCTGAAATCTTGCTGCGCTCTATATTGATTCTTTGAAGCATATTAAGATAGGAGAGAGCGTTTTTTACCGCCAACTGCAAATCTTTAGCTTCATCACCTTTGTCGTTTTTCTTGAGTTTGGAAATCCTTCTGTTTATCTCATTGAGAACATCTGCAAACTCTTTGGCTTTTTCTGCCTGCTCCTTAAATCCAGACTTTTTTGTCCCGAATCCCTGGAGGGCACGAAGAAGCGCGTTCGCAGCATCATCACCAGTCTTAAGCTTGTCAATGATTTTCTGCAACTCCTTGGAGGTATTATCCTTGACACCAAGTTGGAACCACAAGTCACCTAAATTTCCACCTGCCATATCCTGAATATTTTTAAATTAGAGTTTATTGTTTAAGTAATCTGCAAGACTTATCTTCTTGCCAACGATGCTTCCCTCATTCTTCTTTTTCTCCATCCACCTGTCGTAGAGGTCATCCATCTCCTTCTTGGTATGCTTCTTCGGACCGCCTTCCTTCTTGGTCTTTGGATAGACGACAAGAGGCTGGTCTGCAACCATTAGGTCAATCTGTGCTGATGAATAGCCCCACCAGTAGTCGTAGGCTGCAATGAAGTACTTGCGCTGAAAGAGGAAACCGAACTTCTCCGCTAGTGAGAAGGCTGCTCCCCAGCTGGTTCTGCTTGGATAGCTTTTGCTTCGCTCCTCGTCATCGTCATCATCACGTCCGTCATCCCGGTCGCTAATATGGTAGCCAGTGAGAATGCGTTCGATGGAATTTTTTTTTTAGAAACATCGAGGACTCTCAGCACCTCGGCCACGTCCACATCCTTGATGTAGTAGAGCCAACGCCAGTAGATCCAATACAGGAATCGAATCTTCCAGATGTTGTTGAGGAGAATGCAGACACAAATCTTGACGTTGCGCTTCCATTCGTTCTTCTCCTTTGACCTGATGTGGGAACACCTGCTCATGGTTCCCTTGCGAAGCCAGCCGATCTTGTGCTTCTTTCCACGGAACACGAACTCGGTAGGCTCGTCGTGCAGCACGCTGTCAAGCAACTCCTGCAAGTCCACTGAAGGCTGCTCAATTTTCTTTTCTTCTGCCATGATTGTATGTTATTAAATGAAGAAGGGCGGCACGGCTGTTGATTAGCCTGCCGCCCAACGGTTTGTTATCCTGAATCTAATTACCTAAAGAAGCCTTTACTTGATTAACCGCCAATGCCTGGTCCAGCTGCTGCTGGAGCCTTAGTAAGCCAAGCGATGCTACGCTTACCTGCACCCTCGATAGAGCCGGAGAATTTAAACGCAACAGGCTCAGTACCAGAGTTATCCCACTGCAAGGTAGCGTAGAGAGCGATGTTGGTAATAACCATGAGGTTCTCCTTCTCGTCGTCAACGATAACGATAGTGCCCTTGATCTTGAACTTCTTAGGCTCAACAGCGATACCTGTAAAGCCGGTAGTAGCGTCGAGAGTAGCGTCACCTGTACCCTTCAGGGTAACCTTGGTCAGCTCGGTGATAGCATCCTCACCAAACATAATTGTCAGCAAGTCCTTTGCCTTTGAAGGAACAACGAACTCTACGTTGAAGTCGCCGAGCTCTGCGGTAGTTGCCCAGTCGCCTGCAAGACCGATAACCTTGTAGTGGTTGATGGTTGGGTCATCCATAGTCGCCTTCAGCGAGTCAACGGTAACCGGAAGCTCAACCTCTGGGGTGATGTCAACTGTAGCCTTGCTCAAATCGGTAATAGCCTTTGAGTAGAGCAGAGTTTTAGGACCATTGAAAATGTCCTTCATCTTGTCAATAGTTGTCATAGCCATAATCTAAAATATTTTAAATTGTTATACCTGAATACTTATTTCGTGCGTAACCTTCCCTGTATGATTGTCACGGAAAAACCTGCGCCATCGTCTGTCTGTAGTGTTATACGAGGATTGGAAACAATGAGATTTTTTGTGGAGATTGGAAATCTGTCCATAATCTCCTGGACTTTCTCGTCAACGCTAGAAACATCAAATGTGTTTGGATTTCTTGCTGAAGCTTTATCGCGCACATACAATTCGATTTGAGCTGTAGTGGTGAAATCATTGTAAACTCCACTTGAGTTCATCTCGTTATTGTAGATACTAGATGGAAAGTATACCACGATGTAGCTGTTGATTTTCGTATCAACTGCTTTTGGTCGGCTCCGGGAGTAGAGCTTGTCGCAAATCCCCTTCATTGCATTGCCGACATCGAAATATAGAGTCTTAATACTAACCATATCTTACATCGTTCTAAAGTATCTAACCAAATATTCTCTAAGAGAGGTAATCACGTCGTGGCCTCTCTTAACCTCGACAAACTTAGCGTAATCCACACCGGCAACAAGGAGCATCTGCCATGTAGCATCGTACTTTCCTTTGTTGTGCTCCCTGGAAACAAGTTCATCCCACGCCGCGTTTGGACCATATTCACCACCTTCTCCGTATTCACCCTTGTAAGGTCTCCGTCCGCTGTCCTTGAAGGAGAACGAGCTGCGGTAATACTTATCAAGGTTGTATCGTTCCCCGGCAGCAAGGGTTACTCGGGTTGGCTCTGGGCCTGGAGCATAATGAATCGACTGCAATGAGCCGTTGTAATATGTACCGATGGCTGTTGACTTGTACAAGTTACCGGTTACGTCATCATAGTTTCGAGACTTGTCAGCAGCCTTCATTGTCATTTCAGCCGCATGGTCCATCTTCTGCTGCATCTTTGCTACAGCCATCTGACGGATTTTTTTCTCGACCTGTAAAAACTGACCTGATAAACTTGTCATAATCTAAACCCTTGTCAAATTCCAATACACAACAGTCCTGTTATTATCCGGCTCGCAGTCCTTTACCATACCTACCTCGGTATTGTTACCGACAGTTGAGTAGATGGTGTCGCCGTCAAGAGGACATTTACCAGCATCCCATTCGTCATATCTGACCGGAATCGATGCCTTCCTCTTGTTCTGGTCGACATTCTTGTCTCCCTCTGTAGTAGTATCGGTGTAGCTGCGGCCTTCGCCATAGTAGAGAATGATTTCCTTGTCCTCACCAACTGGAGCATCATCGTCGGCAAATGGGTCATCAGGGTCGGCTTTTCCGACGACCTTCCTCACGATCTTGATGATGTGAGGATATCTTGGGTTTCTGATGTTTTCCTTTTCCATACGCCTTATTTGATGATGTGAGGGAGAGGTTCTCCCCAAGGAGAATAATTCGCCCTCTTTACTCCGTGGGAGGTCACCCGGAAGGTGGACTTCTTCTTGAGCATCGAATCAGGCTCCAGCTCTGCGTAGATAGCGTTAGCCTCTGCCTTCATCTCGCTCCTGTCGTTGTCCGACATATCATAGCCACCTCCCGAATGAGTCCATCCGTTATCGGAATCGGAGGTGTTGTTCACCTTGCTCGGACCAAGAACAAACCATTTCAGCATGTCGGCATAGGCAAGTCTCACCTTGTCCTTGTCGCAGGCTTCGAGGTCGATGCCATTTTCAAGCTCCCTGTCGTGCATGATGCCCAACAGAGCCTTTATCGGCATCTCGAACTTCACCTTATTAATAAGGTAGTCGTTCACAGTGTAAATGTTCATCTCCGAATCCATAGTCATACAATCTAGTTACGTTAATAGTTCCAAGACCGAAATTAATCAGTCTTGGTAATGTCCATAATGCAATGGTCTGGGAAGTCGACGAGAGCTGGGCAAGCAGAGAACATGATGTCTGTATGCCACTCCATGTACTTACCGTTAGGAACTACTGAGTTCATGAGCAGACCGAGACCATCGTTGGTTGTACCGAACAGGGTAGAGATAGCCTTGTTACCAGCATACTCAATCAACTTACGATCGAGACTGTCTGTGCGCTCGAACTCACAGGCATCACCGGCAGGACGGAGAACAACGATGTTGTCAGACCAACCCTGCTTGTACTCATCGGTTGTATGAGTAAGGTTACGTTCCTTCTCGGTAACAATCTCGATAGGAGATACTCCCTCGAAGTCAACGAATGCCTTGATGAACTGCTCTTTGCTGATAGGCATTGTCTTGGTAGAGGTAATGTAGTTCAGCTGACGGTAATTGGTAACGAGTTCGCGGACCTCTGCGTTCTTCAAGAATACATTATAGAATGTATTGCGAGTCATCTGCCAGACCAAAGCGCCATCGAAACCACCGCGGGTCTCGCGATACTTGGCTTCCTTCTCCTTCATGTAGGTAAGGATGGTAGCAGAAGGGTCAGCCCACTTCTTAGCACCGCAATTGATGAAGTTGTCACCGTATTCGATAGGGTCGATAGCCTTGTGCAATGGGGTAGAGATACCACGACCAATACCAGAGTAATCGATCTTACCGGTAGACATCAACTGAGCGGTCATAAAGTTCATTGTTGCATCAACTGAGTCGATACGGGTCTGAACCTCTTCACTCCAGTCTGCCAAGATATCGGCGTCGTTGCCGAACTCCTCAAACTGCTTTATGCGTGCATAACGCTCAACTGCGGTCTCAACATAACCAGGAGTGATGAAGTCAGGGATAGAAGCGGTGTACCACTTATGTCCGTTCTTGTCCATCTGATTAGAATCGCCGAGAGGAGCACGGAGGTCAGCCATAGGAGCTGCCTTCAGCTTGCGAGCCTTTACGTTGAATGTTGCCAAGCCATAGTTGTCGGTAGTTGTCAGGAACGAAGCGTTGTGTCCCTGTGTCTTATACCAACCGTAGTTAGTGAAGAAGATTTCCTTTTTATCAAGGAAACTCTGCAAATATGCCGTGTTCTCCTTAGAACCGAAGAACTTGGCAAGTCGCGAATTATTAAAATCAAATTTTGCCATAATCCTGAATCAATCTTTAAGGTTAATAATTAGAGATGGAACCATCCGTTAACGCGACTCTTGTTGAGAGCCTTGATTGCAGGAGGGATTGGAGACATCCTGTCGATATACATAACGGTGTCGTCGTTAGCAAGGAATGGGGTAAGCATATAGCGAGCACCATCCTCGAAATCGTCACCTGGAGTGAACAGGAAGTCGTAGTCGCACTGAGCATAACCGTTAGGGTTGGTTACCATAGGCTTCTGGGCGTCGCCGGCAGCTGCTGCCTCAACGAGTACCGCATCCTTCTCTACAACACCGAGTGTTGCTGACAAAGTAAGCTTCCATACGTCTGCGCCAGCCTCGGTTGTCTTCTCAACACCTGTAACCGTAACTGCTGTGCCTGTGCCATCGAGAGCGTCAGGAGCCACCATGATATTGTCTCCAATGAACGGAATATGCTTATAGCCATCACGTACAATAAGGAGAGTTGTGTCAGTAGCACCTGTCTTCTTTGCGCACTGATAAGACTTAAGAATCTTAACAGTTGCGCCTGCGTTGCCATAGATGCCAGGATCATACTCCAGGAAATCACCGGCGTAAATCTTTGCAGGACCCTTGAAAGGGTTGAGCAACTTACCACCAGTTGTAGGAGTACGGAAAGCATCCTTTGCGGCGCCAATCAACTTGACGAATACATAGCGGATACCGCCGATTTCGCCACGAGCCTGGATGAGGGAACGACCTGGCAAGAAGCCGCTACCATTCATCCTTTCACTGTAATAAGGAGAAACTATTCCCATAATCAATAAATAATTTTGTTATCCTGAATACTAATTTTTATTCGTCCTTAGGCTTGTGTCGAGATCTGATAGTTGCAACATCATCGAACTCGTGTTCATCTACGGTTCCGGTTCCTCCGGCTCCGCCACCTCCGCTTCGAGGCTTGGTGTCTGGATTGATGCCAGCTTCCTTGAGGTCAGCATTGTAAAGAACCTCTGCCTTACCGACAAGATCCTTAATGTCTGCTTCACCATCAGGAATCTCAAGCTTATCCAACGCTGTCTTAACGAAAAACGAATTCAATGGAATGTTGGCTTTCTCAAACTTAGCCTTAAGACCTTCCTTAATGGAGTTCACCAACGCCTTCTTTGCGTCAGCTGCTTCCTTCTGCTCTCGCGCCTCACGCTCCTTCTTGACTTCGCCAATGAGCTTTTTTGCCCACTCAGGCATATCTTCTTCGTTAGGAATTTCGTCTTTTTCCGGCTCTTCCTCGTCAAGCTCAGTTTCCTTTGCCTTCTGACGTTCTTTCGCCTTCTTCTTGTATTCCTTAACCTGCTGAGAAACGTCAGAATGGAGATTGCCGTCCATGCGTTTCAAGCGATTTGTAACCTTGGTTACCAACTTGGCGTTTGCAGCTTCGTCTTCACCAAAATCTTCGAGTACATCATCAAGTTCTTCATTGATGGTTTTCTCGCTAATTGTCAACTTGGTACTACCGAGTTCCTTGTTGACCAATGCTAAGAGTTCTTCTCTTGTCATGTTGTTTTTTGATTAAAAATGTTATCCTGAAGCGGTTCTTCCACCTCAAAAAATGTATAAATATACCTTTTATTTTGCAAATATATGAATAAATATGCAATTATCCAAGAAAAATTGTATATTTTTGCAGTATTAAATGAATATTTATGCAAAAGGAAGTATTTTCAGGATTAAAATTGGATAACGGAGAGCCTATTTATACTCAAGAGTATATCCAATCATTAAGAGACGCCGATAAGAAGCATCCCGACAAGCTGAAGATCATAGCTCAGCGTGGCGGTCAGGAGCGCATGCTGTCTATTGATGCTGATATTAAGATAGTTGGCGGCTCGCGAGGTGGACCTCTGGATGAAGACACGAGAGTGTTAACAACTAGAGGATTCATTAAAATCAAGAATCTTAAATATGGCGACATCGTAATAGGACATGACGGTAAGGGACATAGATTATTAGGTCGAATCGATTATCCTGATAGAGATTGCTACGAAATTCAACTATCTGACGAATCGAGTGTAGTATGCTCGGATGACCATATCTGGAATGTATCTATCGATGGCGACAGGAGATTTATGCCACATCTTGCCTGTGAGGTAGCTAGTTACATCAACGAAGGCTACGACATCACTATTCCCTGCGTAAAACCTGTAGAGTTTGATGAAAAGTTCGGACTAGCCTCTGTCGCTGAGAGAACTGAGTCTTTAAGACGTATCATCGAAACATCGGGTAGATTTTCCGGAAAATACTGGAAGAAGACTTTCAAGACAAGAAAGAAAGCATTCGATTTCAAGTATCTGGTTGATAGTCTCGGTTCTGTTTGCTACGTAAAAAGGAAGTCAAACAAGAAATGGGAGGTTCGATTCGATTACAGAAAGAAGGAATTAGAGAGGAGGATTGTCAGCTGTAAGCCGGTCGGCAAGCGAAACTGCTGTTGCATCGCCGTTGAAAATCCGGACTCACTATTCGTTGTCGAGGACTTTATCGTCACTCACAACTCCAAGTCCTTCTCTTCCCTTATGGAAGTTCTGAAGGATATCAAAAATCCAGATTTCCATGCAACAATTCTTCGTAACGAAAAAGACGACTTGCAGTCTTTGGTGACAGACTCTTACAAATTGTTCTCCCAATTTGGAACTTACAATAAGTCACAGAACGATATGACCTGGAACTTCGACAACGGAGGATGGCTCAAATTCTCGTACTACGCAGGAGCCTATCAGGATTTCAAGACACGATTCCAGGGGCGCCAGTATGCCTATGTCTGCATCGATGAGGGTACTCAGTGTCCATACAAGAAGTTCAAGTACCTATTGACCAACAACCGAAACGCAGCTCACATACGAAACCGATTCTGGATTACCTGTAACCCTGACCCGGAATCATGGGTGCGAAAGTTCATCGACTGGTGGGTTGATGAGAATGGATACATAATACCGGAGCGAGATGGAGTTATCCGCTACTGCTTCATGGATGGTGATACGCCTGACTCAATCTACTGGGGTAACACGAGAGAAGAGGTATACGAACAGTGCAAGGGCATCATTGATAGCCTTTGGAAGGACAGCTACGAGGAACTTGGATACACAAAGCTCGAAATGTTCATCAAGTCTGCGACATTCATCCGTGCAGATGTATCAGAGAATATCAAGCTTATCTCCACCGATGCTTCATATATCGCCAACCTTGCCCAGCAGGATGAGGAACAGCGTATGCGAGACCTTGAAGCCAACTGGAATTGGAAAGCTTCCGGAGATGACATGGTCAAAATGGAAGACCTTGAAGAAATATTCGATAACTCCGAACAGACAGGAGACGGAAAGCGCAGAGCTTCTGCCGATGTCGCATTCACCGGCGGCGATAACTTCGTGATGTGGTTCTGGGAAGGATGGCACTGCAAAGATTTGGTTGTTCTGAGGCTGGACCCTAAGACGCTCGTTTCTGTAGTTGAGGCCAAGCTGAGAGAGTGGGGCGTTGAGGAATGCAACTTCACTTACGATATGCAGGGCATCGGCCAGTACTTCAAGGGATTCTTCAAGGATGCCGTCCCATTCAACAACCAGGCAGCACCTATTCCACAGAGTCATCAAGAAGAAGAGGGTATCAAATACCTATACAAGGACTTGAAGTCTCAGTGCGCATGGCTGTTCTACAAGATGATAAAAGAGAAGCAGATTTCCATCGACTCGTCCCTGCTCGAAAGAAAATATTCAGGAAACGGATTCGACAAGGTTCCCCTCAGACAGATTCTTCAGAAGGAGCGCAAGATGCTCCGACGTGATGAGAATAGCGACGATAGGGGATTCAGGCTATTGCCTAAGAAGATTGCCAAGAAGTATGTCGGCCACTCGCCTGACTTCTTTGAGTCTTGGTTCTACGTAATGATATTCAGTTTAACAAAAAAGAAACATAAAAAGGTAAAAGGATTATGGAGAATTTAAATTTTAGAGAAATACTCGTAAAGAAGCCATTCTACGAGCTTAAGCCTGACGGATACATGAGTCATGGCACTTTCTCCGACAAGGTTGGTGATAGGAGTATGCAGAATATGCCTTACGACCCTTGTGTATGGAGAGTAAAAACCCAGTCCGACTTCCTTCGTGAGTACTTCACAAGCGGACACAGAATCTGGGACAAGAATGCGTATCCGGATATAATCAAGGAGAATCCTGATTGGGACCCGGAAGATCCTTCTACCGGCAATCATTATTACTTGCAGCCTATTACAAGATGCGCATTTGCTTTCCAACAGGTTATCGCAACAAAACACACCTTACACCTAACCGGAAACGACATTCAGTTCGAGCTTGCAGACAGCACAGATGAGCTTGAAGATGAAGAGGAATCCCAGAAGAACCTCAATGTCTTCAAGAAGGGATGGCTTATGCACAATATGGAGATTGCGTTCTTTGAAGCGGTAAGCTCTTACATGATCGTTGCAGAAACCGCCGCAGTCGGCTATATCGACAAAGGAAAGTTCGGAGTTAAGGTCCTGTCATTCAAGAATGGAGACTATCTCTACCCGCATTACGATTCAATAACAGGAGAACTCTCTGTATTCGCCCGTAAGTATTACGACTTGGATGAAGACGGAAACGCTCAGATTGAGTGGGTTGAGGTCTGGGATGATACCTATTATTATAGGTTCAGAAATGATGTTGGTAAAAAGAGCGTAACTAAGAAGGCAGCGAACCTCATTAAGGGATTGTTCGGAATGAACGGATATGCTCTTGCCGAAAAGAAAGAACATCACTTCAATTCAATTCCGGTTGCATACATCAGAAATGATGAGGGACCATGCTGGTCCAATGTTCAGAAGAACATCGAAGATTACGAGGAGGCATTCTCGTATCTTTGCGAGAACAACAAGGCGTACGCTTTCCCTGTATTCTACGTAAAGGGTGATGGTGAGGAGATTACCATTTCTGGCGACGACATGACTGGAGCTGCCAAGGTTATCGCTATGAATAGCAAGGATAACGATGCGGGATTCCTCAATGGAACCGATGCATCAGAAGCTTTTGCGACCCAGCTCAACAAGTCGTACGACCTCATCTATGAGCTGTCATTTACCGTAAAACCTCCCGAGCTGAAGTCAGGAGACCTCCCTGGTGTAGCCATCAAGCTTCTTTATTCTCCTGCATTAGAGGTAGCCATGAATGATTCTCAGAAGTTGCAGCCATTCCTTGATAAGCTGGTAGAAATTGCCAAGTTTGGAATCGGCCACGAAAACAATGCAACTGCCTCTATCGTCGGATTGGACATCAATGCATGGATTGAGCCTTATACGCACCAGAACAAATCCGAGCTTCTTACAAATCTTGCAACTGCCGTTCAGAACGGATTCCTCTCGAAGCAGACTGCATCAGAGCGTTGCCCAGACTTCCCTAAGAATGCCGAATGGGAGCGCATCTTACGAGAAAAGAAGGAAGAGGATCAGCAGGACCTCCTCATGGATATTCAGCGTGCGGATAACGAGACAGAGAACGCCATCGAGGAGCAGGAAGCTACTGCGAGGATCAATAAACAGCAGGGTGGTAACGACATAAACACCGGCGGTGGCCGCAAGGCAGGTAGGCCAAATCGCAGTGGCAAGAAATGGGACAAGAATCACAACAATGACGTGGACGACAAGAATAATTGGAAGCACTACAATCAAACCCATTAATAGCCTATGGATGAATTAAAACGTTCTGTCGATTACAGCAGGAAGCGCTTGCAGGCAATCCGAAACTGCGAGGACCATGTTGCAGATATTCTCTGGAAATCGACACAGAAAATAATTGCCGCAAGCAAGCGATACAGAGGTGCGGGCAGGCTCACAAACGAGTCAGCCCTGCTCTCTTATGCCAAGAATGTTACTGCTGAGGCAGAGGAGAGCATCAGCAGTTACATCTCTGCTTACTCCAAGGTTTCATGCAAGATTCTCGGGATTGACAGCGAGAACATAGAATCGTTTCTCGTCAGCGACATCTACGGAAAGACAACATCCGAAAGAAACGCTGTCTATCTCGGAAACTTTGCAGAAGATATTGTAAGGATGATCAAGGCAGGAACCTTGATGGGATATTCAGACCAGCAGCTCCTGTCTTCCATCCGCACAGGCTATAAAGACCCATATCACACATCAGTCATCACCAAAGCGAAGAGAAAGGATATCAACATCGATGTTCCTTCTTACGGAAAAGGCTACTACAAGAACGCCTATCAGAACATCGTAAGAAACGCTTCTCAGGTGATTGCTTTGGCGTGGGGACAGGCAGAGCAGGAGTATGGGCAGGAGAACAAGGCTATCGGATTCTATGTCAAGAGAGGAAGCAGCTATCCTTGTGATATCTGTCAAAGCGAAGCCGATGCCGGCATCCATTCTTTCAAAGATCCATATCCTCCATTTCATGTTTCGTGTTGTTGCTACACAGTATTTGCATTCAAGGATAATAAAAAGAAATAAGATTATGATTGAAGAAACAAAAGGATACACGTTATCCGTCGATACGTACAAGAAGGCGAAGGCTCTTAAGATGAAAGACCCTCGCTATTACATCTATGCCAGCCTCCGTGGCTCAGGTATGCCAACGAGGGACTGTTGGGCTATCGCCTTTCAGGGAGAAGGTCTCAACTGGGAGAAATCTTTCCTTGAAGGAGAGATGAACAAGCTCGAAGCCCAGGAGTCTGTTCAGAAGAGAATTGCTGAGGTGCAGGGTAAGAAAGCGAATAACGAGGACGCTGAAGAGCTTTCTCCTGAAGAGTTAGCGAAAGCTACCTCCAAGGAGCAAATTCTCAAAGACCTGGTATTGGCTCAGCGAAAAGCCAAGTATGGATCACCTGAGTGGCTCAAGATAGTTGCATCCATCGCCGACTATAACAAGATTAAGCAGGACGAGATTGATACGGAAAACAATGTGGTCCATTATTACATACCTCTGTCGATGCCACGATGCTGCGAAGACTGCATTATCTTTAAAAATGGTCAGGCGACTTTCCAAAAGAAGAAGAAATAGTTAAATTCGTGTTAAAGTAACTTTGTTTTACTAGAATTTCAGCAAAACCAAGTACCTTTGCAAACAATTAATGTTCACAGATTCTTTCTGCTGAGCATAATTCAAATTATTTTGGTTAACTAAGAGGGGCAGCGTCTTCACAGATGCTGCCCCTCAACTTTTATATATATAAAGTAGAAGAAAAATATAAATTCAATCAGGAATACTTCTCTCCGGTAACCTTTTCGAGTATCGCCTGGACCCTATCATCAAGATAAGATTCATTAAACGTAGGAAGAACGCCGTATGGTGGCAGTTTCTTCGTCTCTGCGGCCACCAAAATGAATTGGAGCGCAAGTACCAGGGAAGTGTGGTCTTGAACGACCTCAAGCAATTTATCACTCATCCTTGCCTCCTTCCTTCTTAATCTGTTCTGCCATATCAAGAAGAGTCTCGGCGTGCTTATCGCGGTCGATGACTTCCTGTACAGCCTCATCGCTCTCCTTGCGAAGCTGCTCTTCTGTCTTACCCTCGTCGGCAGCAGCGTTCAGTCTCGCAGCCTCACGAGCAAGGTACTCGTCACGAAGCTTCAACTTGCCTGCCGTGTATTCTGCATCGCCAGGCAACGATGTATCCGCATACATAAGCTGGGCAAATGCCTCGATGATGTTTCCATTATCCTTGGAGAACTCATAATGGTCTCCTACAGCCACAGGAACACATTCATCGAGCGCAGCGTACATTGATGTACCGATAGAGTATTCAATACCCCATGTACCGGCAATGTCCGCAATCTTGATGAAAGGCAGAGAGCCTCTCTGTAAATGCTTCTTGATATCAGCAGGAATATCCTCTCTGAGTGAAGCAACTTCTTTCTTAGACAAGCTCTTGCTGAACTTCAGCACTGTGAAGTGTCTTGTCTTGATAGTCTTTCCAAATGGTAATGCCATGATAACAATATTTTAAAGTTCAACTTTTATTTCCTTATACTCGAAATCTGTGCAAGAAGGATTCTCCTCAGAAGTAAACCTAATCTCATTAGGGTGGTTACAAGCTCCATTCTTGAAGAAGAAGCAATCCTTGCAAGTGTAATCAGTCTGTTCCATGTTCCTTACGTTTTTGATATTCCATCAATGTCAAGATACAATAGTTAGCGCAGTCAAGAAGAGCATCTTCCAATGGTTCATTAGCAACTTGCGCCTCATTGTCCTTCAGCGTCTTGATGCGATTCACCTTCTCTCGTATCTTTCCGTAGCCGTAGTTGATACCAAGCTCATCATACATTTCGGAAAAAGCATTCCCATAATCGTGATTCTTGCGCTTGTAGGTATCGCTCATCTTGTCGGTGATATCCTTGAAACGGTCAGCATCGGTTCTTTCGTTTTGTTTCCCCTTAAGCGGCAACTTGCTCCAATCAAGATTATCGCCGATGATACAATCCTTCCATTCATCCATCAGCTTTTCTGCATATTCGGGATATAAACCATTCTTCTGCAAAATATCTAAATCTACGCGTACATTAGTAATGTCGCGAACGCTACAATAAACACAGTCATTTTTAACAGACTTTACACAAAAAACATCTGTAGGTTCAATCAGTGACATGCAGCATCCTTTCCTTGTATTGACATAATAGAAAAATCCTCCTCTGGTGCGTTCTATATTCTCGCACGGAAGTAAAAACTCCAACCCAACCTTAATATCTTCTTTCTTAATCATAAGCTATTTCTTTTTACTATTCAAATAAAATGCTCTAAGAGCCATAACCTCTGACGGGTTGTGATAAAGGATAATACAGAAATCACCATGTTCTTCTGTGTGAACCTTTCGTAAACCACATTCCTTGATAAATCCATCCTCACCAATATAAGGATCAAGGATCTCGCGAACCGCACTAGTATGGCTTGGTTGAACAACAATAACGCCACCAGTTTCCCGAAGTTTCTCTAGCTTCTCCCACTGAGCTTCGATATTTTCGTCTCCGTAGAATAAATCATAGCCATAAGGCTCTGTGATTTCTCTATCAATGCCCATTCCCAAAGGAAGTTCAATTACTATAATCGTTTTCATAAGCTATTCCTCCTCATCTTTTAGTTCAACGAAATCGCCAATACCCAAACGAGCATTGTTGATGCAAGACGCAATCCAACCCATCAGGTAGGCAGAAGGCTCGCCGCCGTGTTCCAAGTCAGTATATTCCTCGATGGCATCGCAGACGTGAGAAGCTTCATGGCAGCAATAGTTCATCGACATAACCTTCTGACACGGAAACGAGACAAGAACGCCACGTCTTCTGTCGCTCTTCCTGACAGCATCGGAATACGTAACGCCGCCGTAATCAATATCGGGAGCATTGCACTTGTCAAAACATGAATCTATCAGCTCTTTCAAGTCTTTACCGATGTGTACCCAAAGCTTCAAAGGGTAGATTCCGTTTTCGTATTCGTAATATCCTTTCTTCTTCATATTCTCAACTATTTCTGTTTTGATACAATCTCGATAGCAGACAATAATGTCTTCTCGCTGATACCTTTTCCACTACCAACACCATCTTTCTCTATTCTTTCAAGAGATTTCTCAATAGAGCAAAAATCATCCTGAGAATTACTTATAAAGCCATCAAGTTCTTCACTTACACTACTGATACAATCGTTGTTTTTTTTAACAATAGCTTCAAGACGGCCGAAACACTTGTCGATATAATCCTTCAACCTTTCTTCATGCTCTATGATAGTTGCAGAGTTTGAGATTTTCCCATGCACCCAGTAATTATCTACGCATGCGTAATAATCACCTTTTTCATCGCTGTGTTTTTTGCCAGATACGACTCTTAACTCAACGAAATTTTCTCCATCCATTACCGCATACACTCCTTCTCCAAATGGATATAGTTCGGCTTTTTCTGCATCCTCCCTACTTTCTCTTTCTTTGTATGCGACCTTTCCTAAAACGCTAACTCTAATTTCCATATCTCAACTATTTATTATGTAATCTACCAATATGCCACTTTGAGCAAACCTTGCATAAGTAAGGATGCCAACCAAGTGCCTTCAACCTCGGAATCTGATTCAGAAACTCCCAAGCATCATCCTCTGTCTCATAAGCAACCTTTGCCTTCCATGAATGAACCTTCCTGGTCCAATGCTCAGGGGCTGGCTTGAACGGCGGCACTTTATTAGGATTGTGATGTCTTCTCATAGGCACTTGAATGAAACACTGTTCAACGTTCTGTTCACCGCAATCTCCCTCTCGTTACACATGGTCCTCATGCACTCCAGGGCATCATCGCGGACAGCAATCATAATCTCCTGCATCGAAGCGGTGGCCGGAACAATATTCCCATCAGCCTTCTTCTTCGTGATACGGGATATAATCTCCTTGATATATTCCTTGTCTATCATAGAAATCTGTTTTATAACCGTTAATCATCAGGCTGAATGAAGCTCTCAGGCTGCTTGATGTCCTCCTCACCACGCAATTTATTCTTCACATCATTGATGAGAAGCTCCTGCTTCAGGTCAATCATCTGCGCGCCGTACACCTGATAGGTCATTCCGCCCTGTGACCTCTTCTTGAAGAAGCCGTACTTGTCGCTCATATCACGCCCGAACTTCTGAATCGTAGGGATATCCTTCTCCTCGACATCGTTGGCCTTGCAGAACTCGACGAACCTCTCGTACATCTCCTTGGCAAGCATGCACTCCGAAATCTCGCCCCTCGCCTCTTGGCTGCATCTCATATCATACGCCCTTATCCAGGCATAGATAGGATTGCTTCCGAGAAGAGAGATGAGCAGCTGTCTCCTGCTTCCCTCAGCTGCCGGGAACCTGTACTTCCTGCTCCTCAGCTCCATCGCTCCACGGAATATCCAGTTGAACACTCCGCTCAGCTCCTCACGGATGATCTTGCTAGCAAGTTCCGGGTCCTGCCTCTCCTTAGGGATGGTGACATCGAAGCTCACGTACTGCAAGCGCCTGATGAATCCGAGCGAAGCATCATCAGGGAACGGAAGCTCATTGAGGTTGAAGATGAGGTAGGGGATTGAGTTCCCCTCCAGGATATCCCTGCCGAGCTTTCTCATCGGGACGGGCTCACCGCTCACGAGTCTCTTGAACATACCGGTGTTCTTCCTTCCGAATTTCTTCGGGTCGGAATCGGAAGACCAGTTGAAGATGGCGTTCCTGATGGGATACCTTCCCCTCATTCCCTCGTCACCGTCGGCAGTGAGGTCGGCGTAGTCCATCTTGCTTATCCTGTCCTTTCCGAATATGTTGCAGGCAACGTCGAAGATGACGCTCTTTCCGTTGGCTCCAGTACCTACAAGGAGAAGACAGAGCTCAATCTTCGATGATTCCTTCCCCTCGTACGGATTGTATGCAGTACCTCTCTGTATGAGACCGAGGCCGAGGAACATCTGGAGGATCATCCTTGACGTCCTGTCCGGAAGGACCTCCTTGATGAAGTTCATCCACCTGTCACACTTCGCCTTCGGATTGTAGTCATATGGGTGGTAGTATGTGACATGGTACTCGGGAGAGAAAGGCATCACGTTCGGATACTTCAGCCCGCTTCCGAAGTCAACAACTCCGTTGGCGAATGCAACGATGTCGAAGGTAGGTCTCAGTATGTTGTAGCACTCTATCACCTCCATGAATGACTTGTTCATCACCGTACTGATGCCGAGCATCGGAGCCATGGCCAGGTCGAGGAGCAGAAGCTGGTAAGCCTGTTCCAAAACTATCTTCGGAACAGCTTCGTATATCTTGCCGTTGAACATGTAGTAAGCACCGTTGTAGTACTTCACCGGAGCCTTCTTCGCCAGACGTCTCATTGACCTGATGAAAGTAGACTTCAGCTTGTTGTACTTATCAGAGTTTGCCTTACCCCAGTCCTGGCAACGGAGCGCTTCGAAGCCGTACTCGTCATTCCTCAAAAGGTCTAGCAACTGAGCGTGCAATGTGTCTATAGCAATACCATTTTCCATTTATGTACAATAATAATATTAATTTTCCGTTATTGTGTAGGATAACCCCCGATAAACAGGGGCTTTCTGAAGGATAACACGTGTCAGGTCGTCCTTACAACATGTCGTCTATAAAATATCGACAATACAAAGATACAGATAATATCCTGAATATCCGGTAAAACCCTAGTAAATAAAGGGTATAAATATACATTTTAGGTATACATTAAATGAAGGATAGGTATACATTTATGGTTTGGTCTGCTAAGTAAGAGTTTATGCTATCAAATGTTAATAAATAACGGATGAATGAATATGCATAATTATCCTTTATGGTGGAAAGTAATTAAACTTTACAAAAAGGCTGAAAAATCGGAAGAAAAAATTTTTAGATGAGGTGACTACCGCGCTGATTTATAGCTATAAAGGGGGTGTGGGGGTGTTTCTTCTGAAATTATTACATTTTGTGTCGGTTTATATAGTGTAAACCATCGTGAAACATTATTTTTATAATTATTTCAAATTGTCGGTTTATATTTATAAAAAATTTATATAACCCCTTAATAAACAACACTTTGTAATTTTATTTATATTCGTTTTCTTGTATAATTATACATTATCAATAAAGCGTGAAACACAAAAACTTATTACAAATTACTTGACCAAAATATATTTACCATATTTATATATGCATAAATATTCGTGTTTAACTTATTAAATACATTTTAACGAAATCGGTAAAAGATTATTACATGAGTAGTTAAAAACCTTAACATAAACTGCCACTTTGGCGGGTGTAACTACCTGTAAATCAAGTAGTTAGCAGTTTATAAAGATTAATGTTTCTTAAGTTAAATATTTAACAATTACTGCCACTATATCTTTATAAATGCTTGATTATTAGATAGTTACAAGTGTGACACGTTGGCGAAAACGTTAAATTATTTAAACCTTAACAACTACTGACAAACGCTGTAATTATTACAAATAGCTAACTACCTATAAATCAAGTACTTACAAAAGGTTAAATGCATAAATACTCAATTTTTTAGTGGTTGCTTGGCACGTGGTTTGCAGTTGTGTAGGTAGCCGGGCGGCAGCCCTGCCCCACGTGCGCGGCGGCGTGCGTGTGTCCGGCGTCGTGTGGTGCACGTTACGCACACCCCAAAAACGCACGGGGTAAATTGTGCGTTTTCATTTAAACAGATTTAGATATGAAAGATTTAGAAATGAAAGGTGCTCAAGGATACGAGCACGCAAGTACTAAGGTTGCAAGTTATGTAAACGAGTGCAAAGGTAGCGCAGTTTTAGCGCAGAGTTTAGAGGTGCTTAATAGTTACCGCAAAAAGCTATTAAGCGAGTGCACCGATAGCGAAGTTGTAAGCGCAAAAAAGGAACTTGAAAAAGCCCGTGCGAAGTACAACAAGCTAGCGACAAATTACGTACTTTCAGACGAAAGCTACTGCAATTTGCAGACAGAGTGTGTGCGCTCCGCCGTAAGCGAGTTTTCACGCAAACATAAACTACCTAATTTCTTTGCGTGGTTTGATAACAACAATAAGGACGTGCAAACCACTATTATAGATAGCTTGCAGCGTCTTGGTTCAAAATTGTGCTCACTACATCAAGCATTTTCAAGTGGTGCAAAGGTAGCAAAGAAGAAGAGCGAAAGCATAACTGACCTGCAAAAACAGATAGCAGAGTTACAAGCTAAACTTGCAGCAGCGCAAAAGTAAGTAACACAAAATAGGTAGCTAGAGAAATCTAGCTATCTAGTTTTCCCCGCTGACTAGCTAGCAGTTAGCCAGTGGGAAATTTTACTCCAGGTTTTTCAACTTGGAGCGGGTCGTCGTGTCCTTATTTTTCCCACACAATTGGTAAACCTTGTCGTGGTGTGTGGGCTTAACTCAGAGAGAGAATTTATTCTCCCTCAGGGGACTAATTGCCAAAATTCAAGAGAAGTATCTCAGTAAATCGAGAGTGCGAGAGGCACACCGAGATGGGAGAGAGTAACGTGTTACTCAGAGACATCCATCCGAGAGATACGCAAAAATTCCTGGCGTGAGCGTCGAATGAGATGAGACGGCACGACGGCTAGGGGATTTGTATCATCTAGCGAGATGAGAGTTTATAGAAAGAAATCATAATTCATATTCTATTCGGTGTTGTGAGCCGTTCGGGAGTGGTTACCCGAGAAATCCCAGTGTGTGCAATCACGATTGCAGCGTTCAAGGTACACACTATCCACGCTGACTGAAATCGGTTGCTTGTCATCCGTGCGAGATTTATCTCCTCAGAAATAAACAAGTTGCTGGCAGAAGCATAAAATCTGTAGGGTGTGAGCCACGTAGTTAAGACGATAAAGATAAAACGTGGTGCAAAGATGCACATCCTGGCTAACGGGGCGGGGAGAAATCTCCGCTCTACAATTATGAACCATTTAAAAATAGAATTATGAAAGAACAGATTTTGAAGAAGATAGGAAAGACGCTTGTACGTATTAATGTAACAGACCAGAGTGCAGAGGATGCCTACGATGAACTCGTTAACAGCAGTCCTCGCTTGTTTGGCATGCTTTCCAGTATCTACAGACTGAATGATGAAGAAGAAAGATTCGCTTGGTCTGCCGGAATCGCCTAAAATCTCCCTACGCTTGTAGGGAACAATAACCAAAAATATTAGAATTATGAGTACGCTAAGAATTAAATGCCTCGATATGTGCGAGGTTGAGAGTATCATTTCAGACGCTCAGGAAATTCTGAGCCATGTTGAATTCGGATCATTACAGAATGGTGTGCTTACATTATTCTGTGAGATATGAGCCTAAAAATCCGTAGCCAGTACGATAATTGTCGTGTGTGGCTACGGAACAATTACAAAAAAAAATATAGATATGAAAGTGAGACAAATCATTTATTCAAGTACGATAATTGTGCTTGGATTTATTCAGAGTGCGCCGGCATTCATTTGCTTGGCAAGTACGATAATTCTCCTGAATGTGCTTGGAATTCTTTACGGAATTCTGCTTGTGTATATTTGGAGCAGTACGGAAAAGGGTAAGTGGTATTTCCGTGAGCTGTGGCGATCCACACTCCGCTTGGAGAATTTCATCCTGCCTGGAGTGTGAAGAATCTAGAAAGTACGATAATTGTGCTTGGAAACATTTAGCTAAATTCTGCTTGGAGAAATCCAGGCAGTACGATAATATAACCAATTAAGCAAAAGAATTATGGAAAAGAGAATCAGCAAGGGCGTGCTGTCAGCTGCGCTCATATTAGTTACAAGTTTCGTGTGTGGCATTATTGCTATCGCAGGATTTCTGCTTGGAGATTTTCAAGCAGTGTTATATTCTGCGGTTCTTGAAATGTGCGGTCTATTCATTATCTGCATAATGATAGATGCCATTCAGCAGCAGATAGAGGATATCTGTGACTAGCCAAAACTACCGCTTGGAGATATTCGGGCGGTATCTAGTATTAACCAAATAAATTACAGAATTATGAAGAAGAATATTTTCGTGGCATTGTTTGCCGTAGTGTGTGTTGCATTAGTAGTTGTTTCAGTTACTCTGTATAATTGTCACAGAGCAAACGTGATGTTAAGGAAAACTGTGATAGCTCAGGCTAACGAGATTTCAGAGCTTAACGCCAGTTACACAGCAGAGGGAACTACAACGTTCGTAGGTCTCAGAAAGTAGTCAAATCTGAGAGGAGTTTCCGCTCCTCTCTTCTATTAACCAGATTATTAGAGAAATATGGATAGAATATTAAAGCAAGATTTAAGCAAGAATGAGGTTATAGACCTCTTGCGTGGAATGGACGCACAGGAAGTTGAGGGAAATTTCTCTGTATGTCGTGTCCTGATCAATACACAGGCGTGTGACGTATTCGGTGGAGAACCTGAGGACTCTTATCCTCTCATCCCCGGTACGTACATGGCATTGTATTACAATAGTATTGCCGGAGACCCGTATCCGCTCTTTGAGAGAATATGTGAAAACATAATAAATGACGAGAACAAGAGCCAGACTCTCCTGAATGGCGATGGCATTATTCTGATTTTCCTGCTCAACAAGTACGAGTAGCCAAAAATGTGCTCAGGCATTTTCCTGGGCATACTATGTAGAACCCATTAAACAAATTGAATTATGTTAGACAGAAAATCACAGAAGAATTTTGAGCGTGCGCTTATGCATGAGATGGAAAAAATCAAGATAGCAGCGCGCCAGTGGCATAGCAACAATACTAAGGGCTACAGAGATTATCGTAGCAAGAAAACTATCTCCAAGAGCTTCTCTGAGATAGCGGTGCTGTGCATGAGCTGAAATGTGCGTGGCGGTTGTCACGCATACTATTCACCAATATTTTAGATTATGAAGAAAATAGAGAACCCTAAATTGGAAGAGAAGAGCAGAGAATATCTGCGCGACAAGATTCTGCCTAGATTGCAGGAGATTCAGCGTGACATATTCGGCAAGAATAAGGTTGGTCTGGAGGTAGACGTAGATCCTGAAGGCAAATACATCGTCTGCCATGCCTACACCATCATGTATGGTAAGGTCAACAAATACCTACACCTACATCTCTCCTGCGTGCTTGACAGAGAAAAGCTGGAGTGTGAGTACAAGAGACTCACAGACTTCATCAAGGAGCATTCAGCCTAAAATGTGCGTGGCAACTGTCACGCATACAATTATTCACCAAAAATTATAGATTATGATAGATGAAGAATACAAGGAGAATGTAGAGTACATACGTTCTACCATCATGCCAAAATTGCAGAAAATTCAGAGAGATTTGGCAGAGAGTCTGCCAGGCGTGAGCCTTACTGTCAGATTAGACGGAGAAACCGGGTCTATGTCTGCTCATGCTGCTGTCTTTGATGATACGTGTAAAGTTACAGACAGCTGTACCGCAAATTTCTTTTATGTGGATAACAAGGAAGAAATTGACGATGAATACAACAAGCTCGCAGAATTTCTCAAGAAGTACATAGCCTGAAAATTGAGGGAGTTTTATCTCCCTCTCCTACAAACCAAAAATGTAGAATTATGAGTAAATGGGTACAATTTTATCATAAGATTAACAAGTTTGACCTTGTGAACATGAGATTCACCGATGAGGTGAGCGTTGTGGAAATGGTGGGCATGGATTCTGTCATGCCTATTGACGGCAGATTGAGTCTGTCATCCATACGTGCTGAGATACAGAAGAAAATCGAGAGCATGAAGAATATCGAGGGCTTTGACCCTTGTGCGTTCTCCATCCTCACCGGTCCTACGATTCTGTGTGCTTCAGAAAGTCCGGTGTACAATCTCTAGCCAGAACTGGGCAGTACGATAATGTGCTGCCTGCTATTAACCAAAACAGAATATATTATGACAACAGAAGAAAAGACTCAGCTAGAGAAGCTTGTAGAAAAGTATTTGAAAGAAGATGCGTACAAGCCACGAGGATGGGGAGAGAGAGCCGCAAGGAAGTTTCTCAGCGCATTAAATGGCGAGTGGCTTCTTACGTACAGCTTTAGACCAGACCCGGCGTAGTTATTTGCTACGCCTCCTATTATTAACCAATAAAATTCAGAATTATGACAGACGGAGACAGAAAGTTCCTTGCCAGGCTCGTAGCGAGCCACAAGGCAGTTATCAGCGAGGAGTGCAGACGCAAGAACCTCGACAAGAGCGAGTATTTCAGACGCGTAGCACGTGCAGACAAAAAGGCTCAGGAGATTGAGCAATCGTGCATGCGCCCTCGCAAGTTCTAGCCAAACATTCTGTGCAGTCTATCTGCACAGAAACCATGTTAAACCATCAAAATTAAAGAATTATGGAGAAAATGACACAGAAAGAGTTGAAGAGACTCGTTAGAGTAGGAGCTGCCAAGGATATAACACACAGTTCAAGCCGTGCAGCCATCACGGAAGAATATAGTCAGGTAGGCTATTCTTCCGGTGTGTACGGATGCAACGGAATGCTTTTCCGTGGTCACAGCGGAAAGCTGTATGCCATTTGTGCAAGAACTACGGCTATCTACATTTTTGGCTAAAATTACAGGCAAGCGTATGGTGCGCTTGTCTGTTTCTATTATCAACCAAAATACAGAAATATGAATATACAGAAAGTATGGGATGCGTTTATCAAGGAAAATGATAATCCATCATTCGTAAAGATGGCATATGCCGTAGTAGAGCAGCTTGGCGGTGTTAATGAAGACACACTGCTTAATTCTCTTGATAGTTGCAGAAATGCAAATGACGGGTACACTGGATTCTGTTATTTTTCTCAGACAAGCAAGTTCTGGAACGAGAACAAGAGTGCTATCATGGAGAATATGCACGAGCTTGCCGATGATTTGGGAGAAGACCTTATCACGATGATTAAGGGCTTCGGGAATTTCAAGGACGACAAATCCGTCACCTATGATGCTATCGGCAAGGCTCTGTATGCTCCTTTTAACGAGGGCGAGAGCAGAAATATCTATGACACATTTGCCAAGTATGCACTGGAAGAGGTTGCGAATCGATTCCAGGACTGGTGGTACGAGCAGGACGAAAGTGAGTTCGATTAGCCAAACCAATCCTCACTCTCACGGGTGGGGATTTCTATTAACCAACAATTACAGAATTATGAGTGATTTAGAGAAAATCCTGAATGACGATTTACTGAAGTGTAAAATCGTTGAGTCAGTAGAGAATCCTGTTAGGCGTGTGGACCTCATCAAGTGGACACACGACAATACATACTCTATTGCAGAGGTACGCAAGGATACCGGTAAGCTGGAGGTCAAAGACTTGAAAGCTGCCAGTGGTCTTGAGGCATATAAGCATTTCTACAGAAATTATGGCGACATTGCCATATGTGGCTAAAACTCCCCACATCATCGTGGGGAACAATTATGAACCATTAAACAGATGAATTATGGAAAAGAATATTTGGGAATATGTTATGAACAGCAAGGGTGAGGTTATCGAGAAAGTAGCCGATTATATCGGTGTGGAAAGCTTCGCCAAGGTGATTGAGAGCCTATATCGTGAGTGTCTTGAGAATTTCGATGACGCAGATGATCTAGAAGAATACATTGCCGATTTGTACGGAAAGAATATCCAGTCTATGGCATGGGATTTCACTCTTGAAGTGAACAAGGAGATGAAGAAGTATCTCCACAAGGATTCTCAGCATATGGATGGTAATTTTGCCAATCTGTACAACGATTATCCCAGACACGTTACAGGTGTGTTCTGGGCGACGGACTACGATGGCGACGATTACTACGATTTGTATCCTGCCATGGTAGCCAGACTCGATTCCGCAGAGGACAGCGAGCAGGCTAACGATGACAGAGCGTATCTAGAGGAGTGGTATTTCAAAGCATTCGGCACGTACAACATCAAGTACAATTTCTCGAACGAGCTTGAAGAGATTCACTCCATGATGGAGGAAGCTTACGAGGAAGCCTAACAATATCCCCTAGCATGGGGATATTCAATGTTAAACCATTTAAAATGATATTAGATATGAGTTACGAATTTGCTAAGAAGGAGATTGGTGATTACAGAATCACCATTTACCAGGATGAGGATGCCGAATGCCCTTGCACAGAATGGGATTTGGCAGGCATTTACTTCTGGGACTATTCTGATTACGGATACAACAGGGAACTTTCTCGTGGTTGTAGCAGTGAAGTTGACGCTGAAAATGTAGAGGCTGCCTTGAAAGAGCTTGTCTGCAAGTATGTTCCACAAAAGAAGATTATCAAGTATATCAATAGTATGTTTCATTGCGATCATCTGTGTCTCGAATACGACAAGTCGTGCCACATGTGGAGTTTTGAAAGAAAATCAAGATTCAGCATCGGCAAGAACGAGTGGTACAACATCAGAGATTTCACTCCTAACGAACTGAAGAACGAGGATGTTAGGGATGAGCTTACAGAAGAGCTTGAAGAAGATGATTTTATTAATCTCCTTGAAAACTGCAAGGATATAGCATTCTACGAGTGGTCTTCCAGTGGATATAGCCAGGGAGATTATGTTAGAGGATATGCCTATTGCGACAAGGAGCGCTTCAAGAAGATGGTGGATACGAATACCAAGAACTGGAAGAATCGTGCCATCGAGCTGTTTGAGAGCGAAGTCAAGAATATTGGTATGTGGATGTGGGGTGATGTAAAAGGTTACGTCCTAGAAAAGAAACGCCCGTATACAAAATTGTACGAAGACGGTAAATCTTCTGATTCCTACGAGTGGGAACAGATTGATTCCTGCTGGGGAGAGTACTACGAGGACTCTGACGAGCTGATTAAAGACGCTCTCGAAGAGAATGGAATCAAGCTAAAAGAAACAGCCTAACAAGGGGAGCTTGCATGCTCCTCTTCTATCAACCAAATTACAAAGAATTATGAAATTGAAACTTTATCACGACACAAGAAAGAAGTTCCGTGACTGCGTGGATGCGTGGACAATATACGTTCCTTATCCGAAGTGGTTACGTAAAGAGCGTTATGACGCAAAAGGAATTTACCTAGGTTGTTCTCCTACGGAGTATGGGATGATCAGGTGTTGCTGGTGCGAGGACGAAATTACGATTACACGTAATCGACCTTATCTCGGCAAGCGCATTGACCCAAAGACAACATCGAAGGCTTTCCAGAAGATTTTCTATAAATTGGAGAAACTTTGGAACGAGGCAATCACCAAGAATACTGATGAAGCGTGGAAAGCATGGAACGAAGCCTAAAATTGGTAGCCATTTGGCTACCTACCAATAACCAAATACAGAGAATTATGGAAAGAATTACATTTGTAGAGAAAGGCAGTAGAACAATCTACAGACTGGGCAGACGTATAGTATGCTACAGGGATGGTTACAGAGTTTATTTCGGTAAGCCATCAGATATTACACACAACACGTTCGATGCACTATCAGAGAATATAGCACATGAGTATTGCCTGAAAGTTTGTGAGCGCAAAAAGTGGGAGAGGGCAAAATACAACAATCCTGTCGCATACAACGTCCACAGAGTATTGAACGCATTAGCCTAAAAACGGAGGGAGCAATCCCTCTGACATTATTAACCAATAAATTATTAAGAATTATGAAGAAAAAAGAAATGTGGAAAGTACTTGGACGTGACGATTACGCACACAAGTCTCAAGAACTGAAAAAAAAGTGCGAGGAACTGGCGAAAGCTATATGCGATAAGCTCATTGAGCTTGACATGACAGAAATCTTCATCCCTCGCTGTGGTATTACCTTCAGAGTTATTACCGTGCAAATAAGTTGTGTTAAACGCATTCTTCTTGCGCTAAAGAGAGGCACCATTTACTATTTGTTGCAAGAGTTTGGTATATGCGACTGCGACATACATGCTGGTGACCTTAATGTGAAGGTTGGTCGCGTAGTAGATGCACTTAGTTTTGTTACTCACTTGGACGAGATATTACAAGAAATATCGAAGATTGAGGACAAAGAAGTCGCAGACATCGAAGCTGCTCTCAAGAGACTCTAACATCTATCATCCGTGAGCGACAGGCGCACATCGGGTTCGAGACCCGACACGGAACAATATTAACCAAAATTACAAGAGTTATGAAGAGATATTACGTATCAGTCACAGAGACTTTAAACAAGATTGTCAGCGTTGATGCTGAGAGCGAGGAAGAGGCAGTAAAGAAGACACAAAAGGCCTACGATAATTGCAACATCGTCCTTGATTCTAATAATTTCGTAGAAGAAGAAATAGAGCTTGACTCTAATCAGGAGTTATATGCTGACAACGAAAAAGAGCAGGGAGGAGATGTTTATCAGCATATCGACTAGCCAAACGGGGAGGGCAATCTCCCTACCTATAACCAAAACAAGAAGAATTATGAATGAAGACAGAATCCTAGAGATGTTCTTCGAGAAAGCCAGATGGCAGTATGCTATCGAGAAAGGCTTATTCAAGGACATGAACAAAGCAGTAATGTATCAGCTTACAACACCTGAGGCTCGTCTGGCCATGTATCAGAGGATCAAGAGCGGAAATTACAAGATAATGCCGCCTCATACAGCCAAGATTCCGAAAGACAACGGAGATTTCCGTACGGTCTATGTGAATGAACCTGTAGACAGAATCCTCTTGAGCATAGCAAACGACCTCTTGTTCGAGCTGATGCCAGAGATGGTGCATCCACGCTGTACGTCATACCAAAAGGGTATCGGCTGCGGTCGTGTGGTGCAAGATGTTTCTCGGATAATATACTCGGCAGATGGTAAAATCATCGGATGGAAAGGTGACTTCTCCAAGTACTTTGATTCTGTGCCTATTCGGTTCATCGACTGGGCATTCGACAAGGTAGAGGAGAAGTACGGAAAGTCTGCACTGATAGATGTCATTCGTGACTACTATCACACAGATATCTATTTCGATGAGGACAACAACCTCTGCGAGAAGTATCAGTCCCTCAAGCAGGGATGCTCTGTTGCTGCATGGCTGGCTGATGTCATTCTCTATCATCTTGACGACAAGCTATCTAAGCTTAACGGATATTACGTCCGCTATTCAGATGATACGCTGTTTGTCGGTGAAGACTATGAGAAAGCCATGGATATCATGAAGAGCGAGCTGGAGATGATGCAGATGACGCTCAACCCGAAGAAGGTTGAGTATCTTGACGCTAATCACTGGTTCAAGTTCCTCGGATATTCCATCAAGGGTCACAATATCTCTCTGTCGTCCACACGTATCAAGACCTTCCAAAAGGAGATTGAGAAGAGGACGATAAAGAAACGTGACACCACGATGACGAAAGCCATCAATGCAGTAAACAGGTATCTCTACAAGGGGTACTGCGATTATTCCTGGGCTACTCAGGTTCTTCCGGTCATAAACGTGAAAGATGACATCGACAAGCTCAACACCTTCGTCATGGACTGCATCCGTGCGGTCAAGACAGGTAAGAAGAAAGTCGGTGGACTCGGATACGTGAAGACTCAGAATGTCGGTTGTATAGACAGAGGCAGAGGGAGAAACGTGAAAGCTAACAGGAGTAAGACAGAGAGCGAAATCAAGGGGTATCTATCAATAGGTTGTGCCCAGAATGCCTTGCGAACGAGCAGGGCAGCGTACAACACATTGGTGAATACTCTATAGATGAGCATCCTAGCGCAAGGATTTGCCGGAATGAAGACGCAAGGTTTTAAATATCCCGGTTGCGGAGTACAGGGACCATCTACTACCTAGATGGTCCTCTGTTCGTCCTAAACCGGACATTATCAATCTGATATAGCTATGCGCAGCAACTTCTGACCGGCAGACTCTGTAACCGAGCACACGGACGTGGGAGAAGGACGGACAGATTCAGGCGATGCCTCGTATAACATCATCTGAACATCCTGCCATCCAAGTTTACAACTTTAGACAGCTGGATGTTCGTATGACGAACAAGGCGTAGCTCATCAACGAAGTACAGAAATGTGCCGGTCCGTATGACTTCCACCGGTGGCGCACACCACCACTCCCTGACGGATGGCTGAAGTTTATGCAACAGGTCTCTTAACCAGAGTAGTTGATCCTGGACGGCTGCGCAGTGGGCGCATTGTCCTGGATCACCTATTCTGGCGAATCCTGTGTCAAATCAGAAACATAAAGTATTGTGCCGAGCCATCGGTCATGGAACCACCCGAGCACGAGGGTAGTCTTCAGAGGAGAGCAGAGTTTACGGAACTGTTACGAATCTCGCCGGCCTCCCCGGAACACTATCCGGGTATTCCGGCGATACGTAACAGCTCAAATCAAACTGCTAGAGCTACGTGCCACGCTCTCAGATGAAGACAACGTTATTGCCAAACGAGGTACACGAGGAGGCCGTAATTTACCAACCAGCTTGCAAATAACGCGGGTTAATCCTTAGGTTAAATATTAACCCGCGTAATCCATCTGGTTCGTATCAGTTGATTATAGGAAAGCAACAGACCTATGAGTGTACCTACAACAACCAAAGTGAATTGCATCACGACTTATCAAGAGTATGAGGTTTAATGTCACGTGAGTGGAATACCTGCGACGGCCGATATCTCCGCCGTCGCAGGTATCCAATCCACGTGACCTAATCGTGAACATATATCCATGCAACATAATACATGAGATAAGTCATGCGCATTGCAGCGATGTCTGACAAGTTCTGAGAGTTCATCGAGCGTTTCATTGATTCTGAAGCCAAGGATGGGGAAGCGTACGCTTCCTGAGGTTGGCTTCATAACAATGCCACGCCCTTAATCAAAAACTTAAAGCAATGCAACGTATCAGGTTGAGTCAGACTAGGTTATTGCGAGCCGAATGGTGCGCAAGGAGAATAGATTGTACAATACGGTATCAATCATCCTGAAGATCCAGGTGGTTACCTGGATCTGTCAGGACTTAGATACAGTATTAATCAAGACCTTATAGTTACGCAACAGATTCTCTGAGCGCACTCCCATTAACCAATATTTAAGAATTATGAACAGCAGATTACTAAAGAAGCTTGAGGAAATCAAGAAAGAGTACGAAACGTCAGAAGTTTGCATGGGCGAGATGCTTGATTCAGTAAGCGCAGACGGATTCTCTATCGAAGAGGCTCACTGGTTGTATATGCGTGCAATGGAGTGGGCGAACGGAGATAAATTCTATATCCACATCGGAGAAGACGAAGATGTACTGAGTAAGGATGAACTCGAAGAAGCCAATTTGATAGTGCTAGAATAAGCACTATCCCTATTAACCAATACAATAGAATTATGACATACGACGAGATTATCAATGCAGTTGAGAATGGTGCTAAGTTCACCATCAACTTCCAGAAGAGGACATGTAGGGTGAATGGTAAGATAGTAATGTCCGAGGAAGATAAGCCGAAAGATACACCTTATCTGACACATGCAGTAGTCCAGTTCGCAATAGAACAGAGATATAAGGCATACAAGCATTCTGTGCCTTCAGAGCGTTCTGAATCCCATCGCCGCTACTACTTCAAGGCTTTGCCGGAGAAAGAGCTCTCAGACGAAGATATGATGTACGGTGAACGACGAGAGGTAGCTAGATGTAAGCTAGAGCTATACATACTGATTCAGCTTCTAAGAGGCAACCTTGCATGGGAGAACAGATGGGGAAGATGGTTCTGGAAGTCCGAGAACGACAAGGACCTGGTTATCCTCAGAGACTGGGTTGAGCCAAACAAGGGTGGGGCGTAAGCCTCATCCACTAGAGTTAAATAAATTTTTAGTAACCAATTTAAAATTATTAGAATTATGAAGCAGATTGTAACAATCACTGGTGAGAACTTGAACATCGTAACTAACAATGTAGAGGCTACAGCAGCTACCGGTAAGAAGACCAAGGCGCAGATGCGTCTCGAAGCTCTTAAGGCAGCAGGTGTTGATACTAGTAAATATTTCCCTCTCGGTGACGACCAGCTTATCAAAATCGAAAATGGTGCAGCAGTTCCTGTTGATATGGACGATGCAACCATCGATGCGGTAGGCAAGCAGATTGTCGAGGGTGGATACGTAAGTAACTGGAAGCTCTTCCGTCGTTGGGTGATGAGTCAGATGTTCCACATGTTGCGAGACATGGAGAAGGACGGCAAGTCATTCAACGAGGTGTTGCAGAAGAAAGGCTACGAGTACCAGTGGCGCATGTTGGAGAACGAGCTGCATGCTCAGATGAAGATGTGTGACCACAAGGACTACGAGAACACCAAGGCGAGAAATCGCTGGTTCAACGGCTGCGTAGCACACGATATGGCTATTGACTATATTAACAAGCTTCGCAGCTACATTGACGACAAGTGCATCTACACAACCAAGAAAGACAAGGATGGAAAAAAGAAGAAGACATACAAGCATACATGCAAGGGTAATCCTTATATCCGTCTTCAAAACGAAAACATCTTCGTCGCTGACTTGGAGAGAAAGGTATACAAGCCTCTCCGTGACCTTGCCAACAAGATGGGTGCTGTAGAAACCTACAAGGAGCTCTACGATGCCGTTCGCAAGTTCAACAAGAACCGCAAGCATCTCGCATGGGATACCAAGCAGGCTGATGCGTTCATTACTGCCTACAAGGGTTCAGGTTCCTACTACACGATGAGAAACCTCATCATGTTCCACGGAGCAAGATTCCTGAAGAACGGACGAAAGATGTCAGAGACAAATTCTCTGAAGGAACTTGAGTCTAAAGCCAAGCTCTACGATGAAGAGGGTTGGAAGATGCTCGGTGTACTCAAGCAGCTTATCAAGGACAATAATATCAGCGTCCAGGGCAAGATTCTTGAATGGAAGAAAGCCAAGAGCGAGAACAAGTAATCATCAGACGTAAGGTTCGCCGCCTAAAGAATGGTGGCTCGGCAGAAATTCACAAGAGCTTCTTCAACGAAGGATCTCCTCCAGTCACTACTGGAGGTAATCCTTCGAGCTAAAGCTCTCTAGATCGAACTATTAAAGCAAGGCGCCAGCCGGGAGCCATTCTAGCCCAAAAAGTCGGTTACTGATTCGGTAACCGATTCAAAGTCTAACCAATAAAATTAAGAATTATGAAGGAAATTAATGTAGACACAAGAGAGTATATTAAGGCTCTTATTGACGGGAAGAATGTCGTCGAGGAATCACTTCTAGACGCCATCTTTGACGATTCGCAATATCTCACCAATAAGTTTTTTTCATTGGGATTTGTCGGAGGCGCACCTACAATGATAGAGTATCACGGAAACTACCTATCTATCAGGAAGCTTCGATCGTGGATTACATCAGAGTGGGGTAGAGAGATTGTCAAACGACTGACTGGCGAATCAAAAAATAGCATATACTATTACGATACGAAGCAGTATCTCGACGAACGCCAGGCTGAGCCTTTAATCTATACATTCTTTCTGAGCACAGATTACCTTACAGTAAGATTTCACTACAATGTAAAAGTAGATGAAGATTAGCCAAACGTGTCAGTCGTTAGCAGCGGCTGACTACTCATATCATAACTAAATTTTGTTTAAATGGTTCAAGCCGGTCTGTCGTGAGACACGCCGGTTTTTTGTACCGCTAGTTTAACCAATTTTAAATTAGAATTATGAGTAGAAATTACTGGACATTAGGTAAGAAAGGAATGAAGACTCGTCTGTCAAAGGCACAGGCAGCTTATGAGAACGCAGTAGAGAACGTCAGCGACTTGCATGTCAAAATCAGTGAGGGTAATAGCAAATTGGGAGCTATCCCATCTGTATCGCTTATCCCTGTAATGGATTGCGGTAACTGCGTAATCTGTGCCAAGAGCTGCTACGACCTGCGTAACGACCTCATCTACAAAGAGGTCGTCAAGACTAGAGCAGTCAACTCCGCAATCTACCACGAGGATCCTGAGCGATACTTCAAGGAGATTGACGGATATCTTGACTACAGATTCCCTCGTGCGTTCCGATTCCATATCGGTGGTGACATCCGGGACAAATGGTATCTTGACAAAATGTGCGAGATTGCACGAAAACATAAGGATACCAAGTTCCTGGCGTTCACGAAGATGTTCGATGTGTGTAACGAGTACCTTGATGAGGGAAACGTCATTCCTGAGAACATGCACATCCTATTCAGCGGATGGCTTGGTCTCAAGATGGATAACCGCCACGGATTTCCGGAGGCGCATCCTATCTTCGAGAGCGGTACATCAGCACCGGAAGGAACGTTGCTATGCACCGGAAACTGCACAGAGTGCCTGAAGGAAGATAGGCTATGCTGGTCTATCGGGAAAGGCCAGGCGATAGGATTCCTTGCACACTAGCCAAAATCCTCGTCAGTAATGACGGGGTACTATGTTTAACCAATTAAAATTTTGAATTATGGCAACAGCAAGAAGAGGTACAAGAATACTCAAAGCTTCTGACATCATGAAGAGAAAGGGCATTGTCCAGAAACAGATGGACATGGACAAATTCAACGAGGTTGTAGAGAATTTCTTTATGACCCATGAGCCTAAGGAGACGATTCTCCTAACTCCGAAGAGATTCATCGAGATGGATAACCCGCCAGAAGGAGACTTCATTGAAATGCTGGACGTAGGCATCTGGAAGAAGAAATCGGAAGACCCAGACGACCCATTCGACTTCATCGACTATCAGTTCATGAAGAAGAACGGAATGCTCCGTCCTATCCTTATGGTGAACGAGCCATTCATCGGCAATGCTGCCGGGTGGCTGAGAGATTTTTGTGGATTCACTGTGAAGAGCAGAACACGAAAGAAGAAGAAGGAATACATCGTGTCTCTGCCGGTGTAAAGCCGAACAAGGCGTGGAACATTATTGTTTCACGCTCCTAGTATTAACCAATTAAAGTAGAATGATTATGGAAATAGTAGATGTAAATGTAAAAAATCTGAGTGAATTCGATATTGAGAACGATCTCTATCATGACACTCTGTGGGAGAATATGTTCGACGATGGCGAGTATACGGACGACGGATGCAACGAGGCTGTAGGTTTCATCTATTCTAACGCCTGCCATGCAGAAGTTTATGGCAACTCTATGGATGTCAGATGGATAAAGGATAACTCAGACAATCTCCGCCTGGCTATGGTGGCAAACGACCTGGTAAATAACCTCATGGGCACAGAGCAAAAGAAAATTATCACCGAGGAAAACAACGGAACCACGCTCCTTACTTACGCTGGTATATATCTTAACATCTTCGTCAATTTCGAGATGCGTCACATACAGATTCTCGCTTACCAGGAAGCCTAAAAAGCCCTCTTCGGAGGGTGCAAGTATTAACCAATTAAAATTAGAAATATGAATGATTTTTTAAAAATAGCAGAGGAATTAGACTGGAGTTATAATGTTGACGATACACCTAACGAAAGAGGTGAGGTTTGCGTCGAGTTAGAGAAGTATTCCCCACAAGGCCAAGATTTCATTGCCACAATTTGGTTCGAGAATGGCAATAAGTCTGACTTCATGGATAAGTTGTATCAATATTATAGCGACTTCGATCCTGACGAGGAAGCCAGTAAATGGATTGGCGAGGATGGACATGGTGCTAACGGCGCGCCATACAAATTATCGGATATTTTGCAAGATATGGAGGATTGCAAGGATATGCTACTAGATTTATGGCACGAGTATTTTTACGATGAGTACCCAGAAAATCGTCCAAATGAGACCGACGAAGGGAAGCGACTCGCAGGAGAAATCGAGGAGAAATCCGGAAAGCATTACCACTCGTGCTCTCTACAGAATTATCCGAGCGGTAAGTACGGCGTTATCATTGATGGCTGCCAGAAGTTTCTATCGGAATGCAAGGAAGAGACATTAGCCTATATGAAAGGCGTGCTTACGGGCCTTGATATCGAAAGAAAAGACTAAGCCAAACAAGCCTGTCAGGAATGGCGGGCATCAAGTTAAACCAAAATATTAAGATTATGGATAGAAAAGTATTGAAAGACAAGATTGATGAGTTGCGTTCAACAGTAAAGATGGAACTTGCATGCACCATCCGTGAGATAATGAGAGAGCACAATGTGAGCAGAAAGGTGTTCGATTGGCCTGTACTTGCCGGCGACAACAGGGAGGTGAACATCGTAGAAGTAGGCGACAGCGATACAGCTATCCCTATCATTCATAGCCGATGCACTTCTGTAGGGTTTGAGTTCCCAGAAGCAAAAGCTATCGATGACGATATACCAGTTGACCTTCTTGCAGAAATTGCCACAGGATTAAATAACGAACTAAACGGATATATTCACGTTTATGCGGCAAAATACAAGGTAACTTACGATAATGGAACCTCTATTCTTAGGGAGCAACCATACGTATTCCAAGCAGAATCGTACAAGGATGCCCTGAATGAGGCAGAAGATTACAAGCGTACATGGAACAGTTACAAATATTCTACGATAGAACTCGTGTCAGTCGAGAAGCAGACTGCTTCGGAAGGTTAAATTAGCGTTAAAAACGGCAAAGACGATGGTTTATATTATAAACTTTTCGTATCTTTGCCACTAGTAACCAAAATTATAGAATTATGACAGAAGAAATAAGAATCAAAACAAGAGATTGGGAGAGACTTCTGAGCTACACTCAGCAGCAGAAGTACAAGACTGCCATCAAGCAGGGTTGGTTCGCCAATTATCACAGCAACGCCTGGAGGCATGACACGTTCTATGGCGCATACATCTGGAAATATCCGAAGCTTATTAAGGTTGTAAGGATGTTCGAGGAGATGCTTGGACATAAGCCATTATGGGAAGACATCACGGACGACAATCTGCGCGACCTCTTCGAGAAGATCCAGGAGAACTACGCTCCTAACTCGGCAAGAACCGTATGTGCAACCATCAAGGCTGTGATACGTGAGAATGATGCTACCAGGGAAATTCCTAGTCCTACGTTCGGCAGAATACTTAGAGCGAAGGCTGTACCGGTCCAGTCTGTATATCTCTCTGACGAGGAGATAAACAGAATCATAAAGTACAACCCTCACGGAAAAACAAAAAGATATGTTCAGAGAATGTTTATCATGGAATGTCTCTGTGGCGCACGTTACAGCGACTGCCAGAGAATGACGGAAGAGAACATAGATGATACCGGACACTTTCTCGTCTATGTTACTCAGAAGACAAAGACCGAGGTAAGGGTTCCACTTCACAAGAAACTCCGTAAGTTCCTCGTATGCGGTACTGGTGACGAGCCTCTTCCGGGTGAGATAGGTGAAAGGACGTTCAATAGAGCACTCCGCGATATCTGTCGTGACTGCGGAATAGATACGAATACAAAGGTTTTCAAAGCTGGAAAGGAAGAGACTGGAAAGAAGTATCGGTTCGTCTCATCCCATACCGGCAGACGCTCGTTCGCAACGAATCTCTCAAAGAAGGGAGTGCCTCTTGAGCAGATTGCCGTCATGATGGGGCATACCAGTAACGGTATGCCTAATATACAGATGACACAGCGCTACATTGTCGGTAAGACCGAGATTGACAGCAATACACTGAGATTGTTCGGCGTCTATGAAGAAGACCTCGATAACGGTCTAGATGAGGATTAAGCTAAAACTGGAGGTGGCCAGCTGCCATCTCCTGCCATTGTTTAACCAATTAAAATAATGAATATGGTAGAAGATTATACAGAAGAAGAGTTGAATAAACTCATCAATGAGTGCCGGAAGAAGTACGAAAAGCTCGAAAAGGAGACCGTGATGAAGGCTCTGACTGGCGAGATTGGTACGAACTCCGCAATGGTGAAAGAGTTGGAGATTCTCAACATCCACTATCACGATGAAATGGATGAGTACGATATCACTGCACCTGACCTGAATCCAGATCTTATCGATAACTTCAAGAGGGCAGAGCATGATGGCAAGAACGTCATCTTCGAGGCGCAGGAGTATCTAAAGATTCTCGGTATGTGCGAAGAGATGTTCAACCAAAAGCTATGGGTCAACGAAGATGGCCACATATGCGATGAAGAAGGTAATAGACTTTCCGCCGACAGAGAGCATCGTGTTTTCGAAGTCATCAAGTGCGGAAAATAAGATATTTCTAGTTTTTCATACTAGATTGTTTAAATGAGTGTCCTCTCTTGCCCGTGAGGGTAGGAGGGGATTTTTTAAAACGGCCCCGATTAGCCAAAAATAGGGAGCTTCGGCTCCTGTCAATTAATAACCAAGCCCTACGCATCACGGTTAAGCGGAAAAATATGTTAGAAGAAGAGTTGATTAAGACAGGTTATCGATATAGTGATAACGAAGACGGAACTTTTGATGTTTGTTATGACCACAATCAGGATGCCTTCTTCTCGCCCCTGAATGGTTATCATGTTGCAACTGTCAAAGAAGATAATGAGTTATGGTATATTAACAATAACGAAGGAGCCGGCTGGGGAGAATATCCAAAGGCTGATTGGACATTAGCAGATGCTATCCATGACCAGTGCATCGACGATCACATCAATTAATAAACATCTAAGCCCTATCGCATCACGGCTAAGCGAAAAGAATATGGAGAATATATTAGAAAAGACGGTGAAGGAAAATGGAAATATCGACTTAAACGAATTAAGTTGGAAGCAGGTCGTTGCACTCCTGAACGCCTGGGATTCCAGCTTCGCAAGAAATGAGAACACGTCGTTCTCGGAGATGGTGAAGCGATGCTACAAATCACGTCCATGGCATGAGAATGCGAATATTATCTATTTGCATCGAGATAACAAGAAAACTACCATCCTCCCTCACGCCTGTTACAACCTCGACGAAGAAGAGGAAAATATGATATTTAATTTGCTCAAAAAGCAATTAAATTGATTTTCTGCGGAATCGGTAGAACGAAAAAGCCCCGACCTAAGCCGGGGCTACCACAGACCATTACAGTCTGACATCTACGATAGTAGAAATTTGCTCTTTATGAGCGTTTAAATCCACAATTCCGAAGAATTGACCGTCAACGGAAGTTTATTTTATTTCTATTCCATAAAGGTTCGATTAGTCTTCCGAAGACATGTGCAAAGATAGTGGATTTATTTCAGAAAACAATATTTATTCAACAACAATTAACGAATTTAACTAATATGTACAAAGTCATAAGTACAGAATATCATTTTTATCCTCATGTCGTGCTAGAATTGCAGGATACCGCCACCAAAGAGACAAAGTGGTGGTGCTACGCTGACTTTCATGACGAGGACCTGTGCAAGGAGCTTGGGGTGAAGGACCTTACCGGTTGTACCCTTGACAAACAGCCAAGTCACGGGACCTGGATATCCAAGGAGGATATAGGACATCTGTAATCGCAGGTTCTCATACAATTAGCCGCTTATCACTTAATAGATAGGCGGCTATTTTATTAAGATAACCACCGAAAAAGCAACGAAAATCACTCTTTTTTCTTAAACTACGTTAATTGTAAATATTCTGTACTTTAATGAATATTGCAATCAGCTGTTTTTACTTCGCTTGAAACCTTTAGTTATACCAGTATCTTTAAAATGCTTGTCCTCACTTTTTACTTTAATAAGTACGGTTTATGGTGAAAACAGAACTATTGCACGGAATAGAAAATCGTCGTATCTTTGCAGTGCTTGTTAGAAGTCACGCGCTAGCAAATAAATAAGTTTTATCTAGAAGTTGATTAGTTCAACTACAATGATATACCCTATCCAAAGTTTGGAGCGTGACCCAGACGGCGGATAGGGTTTTTTCTTTACCCTATCTCAAAGTTTCAAGCAAATACATACGAGGTTTAATCCGTGCAGTCCTCTTCGGAGTTATCGACCGATATATAAAACTGCTCTGTCAGGTAAGTTACATTATGGTTGTGTAAATCCCGCAACGTGTCACCTCACGACGGGTGCCCATATCAGAAATGAGAAAGCCGACCATAACGAACAAAGCTCTGTGGGTATCAGAAGACTTATGCTGGCTTTACAAGGAGTACGAACTACTATGGTATATTATATATATTGTAGTTGATAAAAAATAAGGTTCGGCTCGCTTGGCTATCCCATTTATTCTTATGGGTATAGAGGTGTTGTATATGTAAATGAAGAAAAACGTTAAACATTAGTTCTATGGCAAGAATAACAAGAAACAAAGCTGCCGAGATACTGGGAGTATCAAGACAGACCATCAGTAACTACATCAAGGAAGGAATCCTTGGAAGCTACGTAGGTGAACACGGCATCCTGTATGTCAACAGCGAGGATATCGAGAAATATGCTCAGAAATACAAGATGATTGCAGCAAACGAGAAGATGATTGACGAGAAGCTCAAGGAAGTCGAGTATCGCAAGCGAGCAATCAACATCGAGCTCACTGAGCTGAGAGACAGAGCTACCGCAAACGGCAAGCTGGCTGCAAACGCCGTAGGCATGCTGTTCGGTGTAATCAATACAATGTCGCATCTTGGTGTATTACCGAATCTTACCTATCGTGAGTCCAGTCTTCTCAAGGACATAATAAATGGAATGACCTATGACGAGCTGTCAATCAAGTACGGCGTGTCTGCAACGAGAATCAGGCAGATTGCAGAAAAGACTTGCAACAAACTCACCTACAATGAGGATATTGCCATTGCTGAGCTATCCACGAACAGAGCCTTGCAGTATGAAGTTGAGCGCCTGAAGAAGGTAATCAAGTCTCTACAGGTAAGCTTCGACGAATACCGGCGCGCGAAAGGAGACAAGCCTGTCAGTAGCGCAGTACTTCCTCCGCTGATCCTTTCCAGGGATATAAATGACTGCGGATTCTCTGTCCGCATTCTGAATATGTTCAAAACCTTCGGCGTATATACAGTAGGTGACCTCGTCCGTAACTTCACCGGGCGGTCGGACTTGATGAAGGTCAGAAATCTCGGTAGAAAGAGCGTCTGGACTATCCTTGACTTCGTTGAGGAAAACAATCTCGACTTCAAGGAAAACGGAGAGTCTGAGGAAGACTTCTACATCAGACTCAATAACAAGTTGTCAAACCAAAAAGATTAAGTATATGAAAATAAGACTAAATAAGATTACTGGCCGTCTGGAAATCAGAACCAAAAAGAGAATGATAGCCTTCCATTGCGATATTCTGAAAGGTTCTTATTACCTAGTACCGACTGTAAGATTTGACACCAGTAGGGCATACGGAGATAAGAGTATCTGGTTCCTCTTCCTAGATACTTTCGTGTTGATTGATATTTTTAAAATAAAAGACTAAGTATATTTTTTTTAAAATTTTAAACATTATGAGTGTAAAAAACATTATTTTGGCATCAGTACTCGCAATAGTAGTACTCGCCGCAGGTTCAGTTATCGGTTGTTATTTCCATTACAACAACCAGGAAATCTCACTTCGCCAGCAGTCAGAGGCTCAGCGTGGCAAGATTGAGGGTGTTCACGACAAGATGTGGAAGGTTCTTCAGCAGAAGGCACAGGTTACGGATGAGTACAAGTCCGCATTCGAGTCCATCTATCCGAAACTTATCGAGGGCAGATACTCAAAGGGAGACGGCTCTCTTATGAAGTGGATCAAGGAAAGTAATCCTAACTTCGACGCTTCGCTCTACAAGGACCTCATGCAGTCAATAGAGATTCAGCGCTCCGAGTTTCAGACATCACAGGAGAGAATGCTCGATATCATCCGTGAGCACGAGACGCTCGTGAAGACATATCCGGCAAAATGGTTCATCTCCGATACAAAACCTATCGAATACAAGGTTATCTCCTCATCCAAGACAAAGATGATCATGCAGCTTGGAGAGGATAACGACGTAGACCTGTTCAAGAAATAACAGCTTATGGAAATATTCATATTTCTAATCCCATTCGTGGTTGCTGCTTTCCTGTTGATTTTCTTCAGGAAGCAGACCACATGGTGGGAATACGCAGTACTCATTGTTCCTTCCATCCTCATAGGCATCCTCATGGAGTTCGTGTTCAAACAGTCAAATGCTGCTGACACGGAGTATCTTGGAAGCTACGTGACAAGAATCCGTCATTACGATGCCTGGAATGAGTACATACACCGCACGTGTACAAGGACCGTTGGAAGCGGAAAGAATCAACGTACGGAAACATACGATTGTTCGTACGTAGACAATCACCCTGAACGTTGGACTTATTTTGATGCTAGGAACAAGGAAGAATACTTCATGACCGACAATGAGTTTAATGTAGTCAGAAAGATTCTTGGAACCCCTAGCGTGTTCATTGATATGCACAGGGATTACTACACTAAGGATGGCGATGCTCAGGAATGGGCGTGGGATGGCTCCATTGAGAACTCGTACACATTATCTTCCGAGCACGATTATAAGAATAAAGTGAAAGCATCACGTTCTATTTTTAAGTTTGAGGATATAGATTATCAGCAGGCGCGAAAGCTTGGACTGTTCGAGTATCCGGATATCGTTCTTTACGACCAGAATCCTGTTCTCGGACTGAAGATCCCGAAAAATCAGGAGAAGGCGATGAGATGGCTGAACGGATACTATGGCGAGCGGAAGCAGTTTAGGGTGTTCGTCCTGTTCTTTATGAACAAGCCGGAAGAAATCGTTGAAAAGCAGCGCTCATACTGGCAGGGCGGCAATAAGAATGAGCTTGTCGTGTGCGTTGGTATTGACAAAAACAAGAATGTCAAGTGGTGCAACGCATTTTCATGGTGTGATAGCCCGGTCGTAGGCGTTAAGAGTAGAGACTGGTTTATGAGCAATCCTGTAAATCTCGAAAAGTACGCCGAGTATATCGGTCCCATTGTAGAAAAGGAATGGCACAGAAAGAACTTCGAGGATTTTGACTATCTCACAATTGAACTTACCGACGTACAGTACTGGGCCATCATTATTATCTTGCTTATATTCAATATTGTAATGAGCTCCTGGATTGTAACCAATAATTATAAAAACGATTTGTAGCGTATGAAAGAAAGATTAAAAATGATTTTCGACCGCATCGACATCTTCGTCGTGTGCATTGTCTTCGGGTGCTGCCTCACTGTAGCGGAGGTATTCATAGGAACCTGGGGAGGGTTTGTTCTTTTGTTTATAATGACTTCCCTTATTACTGAAGTCTGCTACACCCTCCGCTGTAACGAGAAACTGAAAATAGAGCTGATAGAGACAAAGGAAAATCTGAAGAAGGCTGAGAAAGAGTCGGATACTGCAAACCATCAGATCGTCAAGAAGAGTAGAATTATCCGATTCTACGTCTTACTGGAAATGTTGTGGAGGGAGAGATGGAAATGCGAACACGCAAAGGTTAATTACTGCAAGCACAGGATAACATTAAGACAACTTATCGATGCGATGAATCATTCCGATAAGAGGTGTGATGAGATTTCCAATATAATCTCTGAGCTTACCAAGGATTTGAACAAACTATAGATACTTGTCACAAAACAACTTTCCCCACGCCATCGGCAAATGACGTGGGGATTTTCTTTGTTAACCGTTCAGATAGTCGATGACTTTTCGGTTCGCCTCGTCTATCTTCTTATTGTCGAACTGAATATAGAGGTCGGTGGTGGATGAATCCCATTCACTATGGCCCAGAGCCTTGCCGATAACTTCCTTCGGAATATCGATGCTCGCAGCTATGGTAGCCCAGCTTCTTCTGGCCGTATACCATACTATGTCCTTGTGGAGCGGTTTGATTTCTTTCTTGATCAAGGCGCCACGCTTGTTTTTCTTCATTTCTGTTGGTCCGATTCTCTTCAGGTAATCTCCTAGCGTTCTTCGGAAGCTTGATTCCTTCGTTCCGTCATCCAGGATACACAGAAGATGCTTTTTTCCCTTATACTTCTTGATGATTTCCATCGCTTCCGGCTCAACCTTGATGTCGTAGAGTCTGCCGGTCTTGTTGCGCTTGTATTGAATGCGCCCTTTCTTGATGCAGTCGGCAGGAAGTTCGAGCAGGTCGGAGAGGTTGATGCCTATCAGATAGAACCCGAGCATAAACAAGTCACGGTACTTTTCCATGAAAGGCTCTACCGGAAAGTCACGATACTCCCTCATCTCCTCGGCACTCAGATACAGGTACTGCTGACGCTCCGTCTTGATGGAAAACTTACGGAAAGGATATTTGGTGGTAATCTCGTTATCTATGGCCCAGTTGAACACCGTACGTATATTTCTGAGGTCGATGGCTATTCCACCGCTCATTCGGCCTTTCAGGAGCTCGTGTGCCTGGAATCTTTCGAGCCAGTCCCTGTCGATGTTGTCGAAGTCGGCATGCTCATCGAATGATTCGATCCTCTTCCTTGTTCTTAGAAATATCTCCTTGGTGCTGTCCTTGGCCTTGGTCTTGATGAACTCATCGATGTAGTAGAGGATATTCTTCTCTACAGAAGCTGCCCTTCCGTTTATGATGGCTTTGATTTCGTCCTTCATCCTTGCTGCCGGAAGATCACCATTCATATAGACATATTCTTCCACGGACGCAAATAGCCTTGCTAGCATGGCCGTCTTGGCTCTTGCGTTCGGAACACTCTTCGGGAATACCATCCCGCTGAACTTGACGGTACTCGTGATGCCGGTATAGACCTGGAATCTCTTTCCCTGATAACTGATGATGAAGAAAACCTTTAGGGACTTTCCTTCAACGTACGTCTTGATGCTATTCATACTTACTCACAGATTTTACTCACAACTCAATTTTACTCACATATTACTCACAAAACTACTCATATTGGCGTACATTATGCACGATTTTGTACCTATTTTGTGGGTGAAAATTATGATTTTTGATTATGTTTTTATAGTGAAAAACGATGTAAGTGGCTGATTATCAATACTTGAGCGAGATACGGGAGTCGAACCCGCCTCACAGGCTTGGGAAGCCCGTGCACTACCGATGTGCTAATCTCGCGAAGGAAAATACTAACTCCTTTCACAAGAAAGAGCCACGAGCGGGACTCGAACCCGCGACCCACGCATTACGAATGCGTTGCTCTACCAACTGAGCCATCATGGCTTTTTGCCCGAAAGCAGATGCAAAGGTAATGAATATTTTTTGAAATAAGAAATTATTGCCTAAACTTTTCTTGTGGTTAACTCTTATTAACTAAAGTTCGTTGGTTG